GTGTTCGACCTGATCACCCAGACCATCCCGTTCGCGATGGGCGCTGTCTCGTTCGTCGCCCTCGCGTCCAACCCGATCGCCCCGTGCGGCCCCGAGGCCAAGCGGCCGGCGGAGACCATCACCGAGCATCTGCGCGCCGTGGCCAACCACGCCCGCGCCATCATGGTGTTGATCATCCACAAGACCGGCGCGACCGGGAACTAGGTCGCACGTCCCCGGCGGCGGGCGCCCTCCGCCGGGACACGCAGTACGAGGGGGGTGGTCGCTTGGGCTTCCGCGAGGACGCGCTGCGGGCTCGGCAGGCCGGGCTCGCCGCCGCGCGGGCCGGTCGCCCGGTGACTGCCTGCCCCCGCTTCAACGACTCTCGGCTGACCGCCGCTTGGGTTCGTGGCTACGCCGCCGCCGCGCGGCCCGAGCAGTAGCCGCACCCCTTTCCGCTTTAAGGGCCGTCCCATCGGGGCGGCCCTTTTCCATGCCCGCACGACGCCCTCGGAGGGTCGAGCACATGCCCGAGCACATCCTCGACGACACCCTGCCGGTGCATCCGCGTACCGGCGACCGCGCCCTCGGCTACCGCCGGGACGGGCGCCCGATCTGGCCCATCAAGGGGGGCTCGGGAGAGGGCGGCGACCCCGTCGTCCCTCCGTCCGGTGACCCGAACCCCGCCCCTGGCGCGCCGCCGGCCGCCGATCCGGCCGCCGAGCAGCAGCTCGCCGAGGCGACGACCCGCGCCGAGCAGGCCGCGGCCGAGCGCGACGAACTACGCGCCGCTCTGGACGCCGTGACGAAGGCGCTCAACCCGAACGGCGGCAATAACGAGCAGGACCCCGCCGCCCTGGCCGCCGCCGTCGCCGAGCGCGACCGGCTGCTCTCCGAGCACGCCGCCGAGCTCCGGACCGCCCGGGTCGAGCTCGCCGTCGCCCGGGTCGCCGCCGACGAAGGAGCGCGCGGCGACCGCCTGCTCAACTCCCGCTCGTTCCTCGCCTCGGTCGCCGACCTCGACCCGCTCGACAGCGGGTTCGCCGACAAGCTCACCGCCGCGATCAAGGCGGCCGTAGAAGCCGATCCCGACCTCTACCGCGCCACGCCGACCCCACCCCGAGGGGGCGGCGAGTTCAACGGCCCGCCGTCTGGCGAGCGACGCGCGACCACCCTGCACGACGCCGTCGCCGCCCGCATGACCAGCGGCTGACCAGCCAAGGAGAAACGATTTGCCTACCTCTCTCGCCGAGGCGCGGAACAACGCGACCGACGACCTCGACCTGACCGTGATCGACGAGTTCCGCAAGAGCTCGGACATCCTCGACCGACTCACCTTCGACAACACCGTCAACCCCACCGGCGGCGGCGACACCCTGACCTACGGGTACCGGCGCCTGATCACACAGGCGAACGCCGACTTCCGCCCCCTGAACACGGAGTACACCCCGGCCGAGGTCCAGACGCAGCGGTACACCGTCGACCTGACCCCGCTCGGCGGTAGCTTCCGGATCGACCGCGTGATCTCGCGCATCGGTCCGGCGGCGTCGGGCGCGGTCGCCCTGAACATGTCGCAGAAGATCAAGGCGTCGAGGGCGAAGTTCGCCGACGCCGTGATCAACGGCGACAAGGGCACCGAGACCGCCGGGTTCGACGGTCTGTCGAAGATCCTCACCGGGACCGACACCGAGTACCTGCCGCTCGCGAACGGGGTCGCGACCGGATACCTCGACTGGACCTCGATCGGCGACAAGGCCGCCGCGCTCGCCGCGCAGCGCCACATCGACGCATGGCTCGCCAGCATGGACGACACCCCGGATGTGATCTACGGCAACGCGAAGACGCTCGCGATCTTCAAGACCGTCGCCGCATGGACCGACCAGCTCGACAAGGGGACGGACGCGTTCGGCCGCCCGGTCACGTCGTACAACGGAATCCCCCTGATCGACCTCAAGTCGAAGGCGGGCAGCAATGCCCCGGTGATCGGTCTCGTCACCCGCGACCCCGACGGCGCGGGCGGCGGCGCGAACGTCTCCGGGCTCGGCGACCTGTACGCGATCAGGTACGGGCTCGACGGGTTCCACGGGGCCTCGGTCGCGTCCGTGCCGCTCGTGCAGACGTGGCTTCCCGACTTCAACAGCTCGGGTGCCGTCAAGCTCGGCGAGGTCGAGATGGGGCCGCTCGCCCCGGTCCTCAAGGCGACCCGGGCCGCGGCCGTCCTGCGCAACATCAAGAGCGTGTGATGCCCGTGATCACCGTGCGCATCACTGCCCCTGTCCGCGACTACACCGGCGACGGCCCCGGCGGTCTGCACTTCGTCGACGGCACGGCCACCACGGACGACATCGCGATCATCGGCTACTGCCAGGGAGCCGGGTACTCCGTCGAGCCGCTCGACGACGACCCGCCGGGCGAGACGCCCGCACCCGAGCCGGACGGCCCGCCCGACGACAAGTCGGCGGGCCGTTCTGGTTCCCGTCGCGCGAGGGGGTGACCTTGGCCCGACAGCCGTACACCACCCCCGAGGCCCTCGCGACGTGGCTCGGCTCCCCCGCCCCGGCGGACGCCGAGCGGCTGATCGCGCGGGCGGGCGAGGACATCGACTCGGCCCTGCTGACCGCGATCTATCCCGTCGACGACGACGGCGACCCGACCGATCCCGAGATCGTCGCCGCGCTGAACTCCGCGACCTGCGCGCAGGTCGAGTATTGGCTCGCCGCCGGCGACGACGGCACCGGCGCGGCGGGCAAGTGGGACTCGGTCTCGGTCGGTCCCGTCTCCCTATCCGGCCGCGCCGCCTCGACGGCGGGCGCGGCCGGTGTCGAGCTCGCCCCCCGCGCCGCCCGCGCGCTGCTGCGCGCAGGACTCACCCCGGGCGAGGTGCAGCCATGGTGACGCGCGTCCCGCCGTCCCTGCTCCGCCACCGGATCGGCGTCGAGCCCTACCTCGGCGACGGCGCGTACGGCCCGATGTACGGGCCGCTCGTCGAGCACCCCGCGCTCGTCGGCCAGGCCGCGCGCATGGTGCGCGACGCCGACGGTCGCGAGGTCGTGAGCTCCGCGCAGGTCATCGCCGCCCCCGACATGGACTGTCCGGCGGGGTCGCGCGTGACGCTGCCCGGCGGTCGGATCACGACCGCGATCAGCACCGCCACCCACACCGCCCCGGGCCTACCGGTCCCCGCGTCGACGGAGGTGATGTGCGAGTGAGCCGTGCCCGACTGCGCTGGAACGGCGCCGCCGCCACGGGCGCGATCCGCGAGGCCGCGGCCCGGGGTCTGCTGCTCGGCGCCGAGCACGTCCTCGCCGCGAGCAGGCAGCGGGTGCCGATCGCCGAGGGCACCCTCGAACGCAGCGGCGCAACGTCGGTCGACGAGCAGCAGATGACCGCCGCCGTCAGCTATGACACCCCATACGCGCGCAGGGTTCACGAGGACATGACCGCCCGGCACGCGCCCGGCCGGACCGCCAAGTTCCTTGAGGGCGTTCTGCCCGAGACGGCGGGCGAGGTGCAGGCGCTGATCGCCGCGCAGATCCGGCGCGCGCTGCGATGACCTACACCGTCGACCTGCTCGACGGTCTCGCTCGCTTGCTCGCCGCCGGCGGCGCCGGGGTCTACCGGCCCGACGGCGCGTACGTGGCGGGCGAGACCGCAATCACGATCGCCGCCCTTCCGCCCGCCCCCGACCGGGTCGTCTGCCTGTCCGCCTACCCGGTCACCGACTCCCCGGTGCTGACCGACACGACCACCGGGATTCAGGTGCGTACCCGCGCGGGCCCGGACCCGCGCGAGGTCGACGCCCTCGACGACCACGTGCACGAGCTGCTGCACGGCAGCGGTCCCCACCGCTTCGGCGCGGTCCCCGTGCAGCTCGTCTATCGCGTCTCGGCCGCTCCGATCGGCACGGACGCCTCGGGCCGCTGGGAGCGGTCCGCCAACTACTACGCCCGCGCTCACCGCGCGGCCCCACATCTTGAATAGAGGAGGCGCCGTTGAGCACCCCGACGCCCCCGGTCGAGACGGTGACCGCGCTTGCGCGCCGGTACCGCCTCGAACTGGACATGAGCACAACCCCCGGGACGCCCTCTTGGGCTTTGGTGCCTGGGGTCACCGAGTTCACGCCGAAGATCGAACCCACTCAGCAGGAAGTCACGACTTACGACGCTGAGGGGTGGAGCGAGCAGGCCGTGACCATGCTCGCGTGGTCGATCGAGACGACCCTCGCGCACCGCGCGCACCCGACGACCGGGGTTTTCAACGCCGCGCAGGAGGCGCTTCGGAAGGCGGCCCGGTCGTTCGGCGCGGCGTCGTACGTGCGGGTCCGCTACTACGACCGCAACGGCGCTCCGGACGCGCAGGAGGGCACGGCCCTGGTGACGTGGGAGCCGGACGGCGGCGGCCCGGACGAGGTCGACACGATCAAGGTCACGCTTACCGGCTCGGGTCCGCTCGTCGAGATCACGAACCCGGTTGCCGGCGGCGGCACGTTCGCCGCCGCCGAGACGAAGACGCTCAAGGCGGGGGGTGATGCCTGATGGCGTTCGAGGCCCTCGACGAGCTGCTCGACGAGCGGCTCGAACTCCCCGTTGGCGGCAAGCTCTACACCGTGCCCGCCCCGTCGGCCGAGATCGGTCTGCGCACGCAGGCCCTGATCAACGCCGCCGCCGTGGCGGCCGACGGCGGGAAGGCAGATCAGCAGGTGCTCGGCGACGCCGCCGAGCGCGACCTCTATCGCGAGGTACTCGGCACGGCGCACGATGAGATGGTCGCCGACGCCGTCCCGTGGCCCGCCCTCAAGCACGCCGCGATCACCGCCATGGTGTGGATCGCGCAGGACAAGACCGCCGCCGAACGCTACTGGAACGCGGCCGGCGACCCTTCTCGTCTGGCCCCGAACCGGGCGGCCCGCCGCAGCCGATCGGGTGCGGCGAGCTCGACCCCGAGTCGGGGCTCTACGAGTGGTACGAGTACCCGCCCGGCACCCGCCCGAGGAAAGGGCAAGAAGGGCCGCAAGCCTCACTGACGTGGGCGCAGATCCTCGCCGAGTGGCCGCTCGTCGAGGCTGATCTGCACGAAATCTTCGGTATCGACCTCGGCGACCCGGGCGTTCTGCGCGCCCGGTCGTGGCGATGGCTGCGCGTGCGCGTCCTCGCCCTGCTCTCCGCCGAGTCCCGCCTCGCGCGGGTGCTGACACCTCCGCCCGACACCTCCCCGACGGGAGGTCGACCCACCCGGAGGTGAGGCCCCATGGCGCTCATGGTGGGCGAGCTCGCCGCCACGGTCACGATCGACGACTCGGGCGCCGAGACCGGGATGAACCGCGCCCGCGCCGCCGTACAGGCGGGCGGCGACCGGATCGCCGCCGAGGCCGACCGCGCGGGCGACGCCGCCGGCGACGCCCTCGGCGATGGTCTCGCCGAGGGCGCGGCCGACGGCGCCGAGCAGGCGTCCGCCGGGATGGGAACCGCGCTCAAGGGGTTCGCCGCCGCAGCGATCGGCGGCGCGATCGGCGGCGCGCTCATGGCCGGGGTCGGGAAGGCGCTCGAACAGGGCAAGATCCCCGGGCAGCTTGAGGCGCAGCTAGGCGCGACCGGGCCGGTCGCCAAGCAGTACGGCCAGGTCGCGGGCAGTCTCTACGCGGGCGCGATCGTCGACTCGGTCGAGGACGGCGCCGAGATCATCAAGGGCATCGCCCGGAACGGGTTGCTCCCGCCCGACGCGACGCAGGGTCAGGTCAAAACCCTTGCGACGCAGGTCGCGAGTGCGGCCTCGGTCATGGGCGAGGACGTCGGCCGAGTCTCCCGTGCCGTCGGCACGATGATGAAGAACGGTCTTGCGGACTCCGCTCAGGAGGCGCTCGACGTTCTCGTCAAGGGGTCGCAGCAGGGCGTCGACGTCGCCGAGGATTTGCTCGACACTTTTTCCGAGTATCCCACTGAATTTCGGCAGCTCGGCCTCGACGCTCAGACGTCGATGGGCCTTTTGCAGCAGGGGCTCAAGGGTGGTGCGCGGGACGCCGATACGGTCGCCGACAGCTTGAAGGAATTCACCCTTCAAGCACAAGGAATGGGCGAAGCGACCGCCACCGCATTTACCGATCTCGGTTTCTCTGCCGAGAAAATGCAGAAGGTCTTTCAGACCGGCGGCCCGGAAGCAGCGAAAGCGCTCGACCAAGTCCTCGACAAACTGCGCAGCGTCAAGGACCCCGCCAAGCAGTCCGAAATCGCGCTCGGCCTTTTCGGCACGAAAAGCGAGGACATGCAGCGCGCGCTCTACGCGCTCGACCCGTCCAGCGCGGTAAAGGCGCTCGGCGACGTAAAGGGAGCAACAGACGCCGCCGGCGACGCGATGCACAACAATGCCGCGACCAAGTTCGAGGCATTCAAGAGGGGCATAGAACAGAAGGTCGTCGGGGCCCTCGGGACCTACCTGATCCCGGCGCTTGAGACCGGCGCCGGCTACCTCGGCACCTTCGGCTCGGCGTTCGGCACGGCCGCCGGGTTCGTCTCCGATCACTCGACGTCTTTCTCGATCGCCGCCGGAGTGATCACGCTCCTGATGATGCCGACGCTCGTCGCGCTCGGCATCACGGCTTGGACGACGACGACCGCCGTCGTCACAGGTTGGGCCACTCAGACAGCGGCCGGTGTCACCGCCGGGGCGAGGTTCGTCGCGCTGAACGCGACGCTTCTCGCCGGGTGGATCGCACAAGGTGCGGGCGCCGTAGGGGCCGCCGGTCGGGTGGTCGGCGCGTGGCTGCTCATGGGGACGCAGTCCCTGATTCAGGGCGCCCGCATGGCCGCGGCGTGGCTGCTCGCGATGGGGCCGATCGCGCTCGTGATCGCCGCCGTCGTCGGCATCGTCGCGCTTGTCGTATCGAACTGGGATGCGATCGTCGGCGCCACGAAAGCGGCGTGGGATTGGGTTTGGGGCAAACTCAAGGACATCGGAAATGCGATCCTCCAATTCTTCCTGAATTGGACTTTGGTCGGTCTCATTATCAAGCATTGGGATTCGATCAAGGCCGGGACGCTGCGCGTCTGGAACGCAACCGTCGATTGGGTGCGGGGAATTCCGGGGCGGATCGTCGACTTCTTCCTGAACTGGACTTTGGTCGGCCTGATCATCAAGCATTGGGATTCGATCAAGTCGGGCACCACCCGAAAAGCGGGCGAGATGCTCGATTGGGTGCGCGGCCTGCCCGGAATGATCGCCGGTTACTTCGGCAATTTCGGCTCGATGCTGTACGACAAGGGCAAGGATCTGATCCGGGGGCTCTGGAACGGCATCAAGGCCATGGGTTCGTGGCTGCGCTCGACCCTGACCTCTTGGGCCAAGGATCTGATTCCGGGACCGATCGCAAAAGCACTCGGAATTCACTCTCCCTCCCGACTCATGCGCGACAAGATCGGCAAGTTCATCCCTGCCGGAATCGTCGAGGGCATCAAGGCGGGGGCGCCCGCCGTCGACCGGACGATGCGCAGACTCGTCTCGGTCCCCGCCCCGCAGTTCGCCACCGCAGGCGCACCGGCCAACGGCCGTGCAGGCGGCGGCGGTTGGGGCCCCGCCGTCCACATTGAGAACTGGCACGCGGGGTCGGCGACCGCCGACCAGACGGCCGCCGCGCTCGCGTGGCAGGCCAAGGCGAGGGGGTGACCAGTGGCCCCCGGTGATCTGGTCACCCTCCCCGGGCACGTTCAGTTCGGCGACCTGCTGCTCGGCCCCCGCACCACCTACGGGTGGGAGTCCCTGACCGGGTGGGAGGAGACGCCCGCGTACGACTCGGGGAGCGTCAACCGCTCCGACGCGCACGGCGCCTTCCCCGGCCGGTTGCTGGCCGAGCCGAGGACGATCACCCTCGACGGCGTCGTGATCCGGACCGAGCCCGGACGGATGAGCACCGCCGTACGGACCCTGTCCGCCGCGACGGCCCTGCGCGACGACGAGCTGCCTCTCGTGATCAAGCTCGACGGCTCCCCTCCCCTGCTCTCGTGGGCCCGGTGCATCCGCCGAGCCGTCCCGGTGGCCACCGGCGGATACGCGATCGGCGTCGTCACCGGGGGCGCGATGCAGTTCGAGGCGACCGACCCGCGCCGGTACGACCTGATCGAACGGGTCGCCCCCGGACGGCTCCCGTCCTCCGAGCCCGGTCTCGGTTGGCCGCTGGGGTGGCCTCTCGCATTCGGCGAACCCGGATCGACCGGCACCCTGTCGGTGACCAACTTCGGTGACGCCGAGACGCACCCGCTGATCGAGTTCCGAGGGCCGGTCGAACGGCCGTCCCTGACCAACATCGACACCGGCGACGCGCTCGAATACGACCTACCGCTCACGGCCGGCGAGGTGCTCGTCGTCGACACCCGCGCGGGCACGGTCACCCTCAACGCGACCGCCTCGCGGCTCTACGCCGCCACCGCGCGCAGCGTGCCCGAGCAGACATGGACGCTGCCCCCCGGCACGTCGACCCTCGCGTTCCGCGCGGCCCCCGGCAGTACCGACCCCACCGCTTCCGTTGCCGTGCGCTATCGCTCGGCCTACTGGTAAGGAGGTCCGCCCGTGCCCGTGCGCCCCGCATGGCTGCTGCCCACGGGGCAGACCCGAGAAGACACCCGCCTCGCCCCGATCGGGACGTACACCCCCGAGACGGAGATGCGGACCCGCGACGGGGTGATCCCCGGCGGGAACCCGTTCGCCGCGACCGGCGCCGGCGCGATGGCCCTACAGATCGGTGCCGGTCGCGCCGTCGTTCAGGGCACCACCCCGCAAGGGGCCTACCCGGTCGCCCTCGACGCCCCGCAGACCCTGACGATCACCGACGGCGACCCGCAGTTCAACCGCGTCGACACCGTCGCGGTTCGGGTGCTCGACCAGCTTTTCGACGAGTTCGGACAGAACCTCGCGAGGATCGAGGTCGTCGTCGGCGAGGCCCGCGCGACCCCCGCCCCGCCGCAACTGCCCCCGGCGTCCCTGCGCCTGTGGGACGTCTCGGTTCCGGCGGGCACCTCGGCGGGCGTGAACGGCATCAACTGGAACACCGCCCTCGCCGACCGCCGCCGGTACACCGTGGCTGCGGGCGGCGTCGCCCCCGGCGGCACGGCCGCCGACGCCGGCGCGTACGACGGGCAGTACGCCGACCACGGCGGGCGGCTCATGCGTTGGTCGCAGTCCACCGCGTCATGGCGGCCGGTCGTCGAGCGCTACTACGCGTCGACCGTCAAGACGAACACGTACAACCTGTCGGCGAACACGTACACCAAGATCCAGTGGACCGGTACCGACGCGGCGACGCCGGGCATGTGGTCGTCGGCCGCGACGACCCGCCTCACGGCGCCGGTCGGCGGTCTGTGGGTGGTCTACGCACACCAGGCGTGGCCGTCCGGCGCGACACAGGCACGCACCCGCGTGCAGATCAACAACGCCGGCGACATCCAGCTCTCGCACATGGCGTCGTCGACCGGCGGGCAGGGAACGGGCGCGGCCCGCCCCGTGGTCCTGGCCGCCGGCGACTACGTCGAGATGAGCGTGTTCTCGGGGGCCGCGCTCAGCAACATCCCGGGGAGCTACAGCAAGCTCGCCTTGCAGTGGATCGGACCGGCGTGACGCCGGGGTACCGCCTGCTCCTGTGCGACCTGCGCAGCGATCAGGTACTCGACTCCCTGCCCATACAGGGGATGTCCCTCGACGACTACATCGGCAAGACCGGCCGCATGACCGGCACGGTCCCGATCCCGAACGCCGCCCTCGCCAAGCGCGCCCGGTACGCCCTGGTCCCGGGGCGTACCGGGGTATGGGTCGAGCGCGGCCGTGATCTGTGGTGGGGCGGCATCCTGTGGACGCTCTCCCTCGCCAGTGACAGCCGCGGCCGACTCGGCGCGCAGGTCCAAGTCGGCGGGTGGGAAAGCTACCTGCACCGCCGCTACCTCTACGACACGCACGTTTCCGAGGGCGTCGACCAATTCGACATCGTGCGGCAGCTCGTCGATTACGCGCAGGACGCGCGATGCGGCGACATCGGCATCACGTACGACATGCACACGTCCGGGATCGTCCGCGACCGCACGTACCTGCGTTTCGACCTGCCGAGCGTCGGCTCTCTGCTCGACGACCTGGCCGCCGTCGAGGACGGGTTCGAGTGGCGCATCGCGTCTTTCCGTGACAGCGACGGGAGCAGGGTCAAGCGGCTGCAACTCGGGCACCCGGTGCTGCGCTCCGGGGCGTCCGACATCGTCCTCGACCACCCCGGCCCGGTCCTCTCCTACACGTGGCCCATCGACGCCACCACGAAGGCGAACGTCTGGCAGTCCCGGGGCGCGACCATCAACCGCAATCAGGCTGCGGACTCGTACCCGCTGATGTCCCCGGTCCTGGTGGACGACAACGACCTCGACGCCGGATGGCCCCGCCTCGACGGATCGAGCGATCACACCACGGTCGAGCGGCAGGCAACCCTCGACGCGCACGCGCGCGCCGACTGGACGGCCGCCCGCACGCCGGTGCAGATCCCCGAGGTCGAGGTGCTGCTCGGCGGCGCGATCACCCCCGCCCTGCTCGGCTCGACGATCCGGCTCCGCATCCGCGATGTGTGGCACCCCGAGGTTCTCGACGCCCGGTACCGCGTCGTCGGCGTCTCCGTCACCCCGCCCGAGCGAGGCCGTCCCGAGACGGCCAAGTTGTTCTTGGAGGTCCCCTAGTGCCTTTCGTCCCGCAGGATCTGCTCGACCGGATCAGCGCGCTTGAGCGCGAGGTACGGCAGCTACGCGGCCGGGCGCAGATGCGCCCCCGCATGGACGAAATCTCGAACGGAAGAGTCGTCATCGCCGAAGGCGGTTCGCTGGAAGTCCTCGCCCCCGACGGCACGGGCCTGTTCGGCGTCGGCGCGTTCTCGACGTACTTCAACCACCCGGACGGGTCTCGGCAGCAGGGCGTCATCATGCAGCGGGAGGACGGGACCACCGCTTTCAGCATCCGGGCGTTCCCCGACGCCGAGCTCGGCGGTGCCGGAACGCAGGCCGTCAGCATCTGGGACCGCAGCGGTCACCAAGTGATCAGCGACGACACGACCTCGGGCCGCGGCATCGGGTCGCCGGCGCTCCCCGTCCCGTTCCAGCCGCTCCCGCCCGCGAACGAGGTCATCGAGACGAGCTCGTTCGTGAACTGCTGGTTCGCGACCATTCAGGCGCACAACCCGGTCGCCTCGCTTCAACTGGAGTTCGCGGCGGCGCCCGGGGCGACGTGCGAGATCAAGGTGCAGTACCGGGTCGCCAGTGAGGCGAACTGGACCGACATCAAGACCGATTCCGTCGCCGCCCCCGCCAGCGCGACCGCTCTCGTCTACAAGACCGCTTGGTACACGTTCCCCCTCGACCGCGCCGAGTTCGAGCACGTCGTGTTCATCCGGATTCAGGGCCGACAGAAGTCCGGTACCGGGGGCGTGCGCGTGTCCTGCCTCGGCGGCTTCACCCGCCGTACCTACGGCCGCGACGAGATCCCCGAGCCGCCCGTGCAGGCCCTCGCCGCCGCGCGCGCGTTCGCGACGGCGCCGGTCGGCGACACCGTCGGCCCCGAGAACGGGGTCGACATGCCGATGCAGCCGCCACCGTTCCCGCAGTCGCCGCCGAAGGAGGACACCGCCGATGCTGCCTGACAGCATCCCGACCGTGACCGTTCGCGGTCGCTTCCTCGCCCCGAACGGCGTCCCGCTGTCCGGGGCGATCGTCTTCCGCGCACCGGCGCAACTCACCTTCCCCCGAGCCGACGTGATCCTCGGCGGCCCGGTGACCGTGCAGCTCGACGCACAAGGCGGGTTCGAGGTCACCCTGCCCGCCACCGACGCCCCCGACATGGACCCGAGCGGGTGGGCGTACATCGTGACCGAGCAGCTCGCGGGAATCCCCGTGGGCCGCTCGTACAACGTCGTCCTTCCCCGGGCGCAGCCCGAGGTCGACCTCGCCGACATCGCCCCGACCGACCCCTCGAAACCGAACTACGTCGGCGTGCCGGGGGCGACGGGGCCGCAGGGCGAGCGGGGTCCGTCCGGCGCCCCCGGCTCCGTGATCTACAGCGGCGCCGCCGCCCCCGCCGCCGCCCTCGGGATCGACGGCGACCTGTACGTGCGTTACGAGACGACCGTGTTCCTCGGGGTGACCTCGACCACCGTCTCGACGTGGCAGAAGACCGCCGGCACGTGGGCGCAGCTCGGCGGCGACGTCCGGGGCGCGGCGATCTACACCAACAACGCGACGACTCCCTCGACGAGCACGAAACCCGGCGACCTGCTGATCAGGACCGACACCGGCGACGTGTGGCAGCGCAGCGCCTCGGGGTGGGGGAGCCCGGTCGGCAACCTGCGGGGGCCGAAGGGAGACAAGGGCGACCCCGGGGCCGCCGGTGCAACGGGGCAGGCGGGCGTCGTCCAGTCGGTCAACGGCAAGAGCTCGGCCGCCGTCGTGCTGAGCGCGGCCGACGTCGGGGCCCTCGCCACGGGCGCCGCCGGGACGGCGGGCGGCGTCGCCACCCTCGGCCCCGACGGAAAGGTGCCCGCCGCGCAGCTCCCGACGCTCTCGGGCGGGGGCGCGGTCGCGTCGGTCAACGGCAAGACCGGTGCGGTCGTGCTCGCCGCCGCCGACGTCGGCGCGCTCGACCTGGCCGCGGCCGACGCCCGATACGTACAGCCGTCCGGCGTCCCCGTGACCTCGGTCGCGGGCAAGACCGGCGCCGTCACCCTCGCCGCCGGCGACGTGGGCGCCGAGGCGGCCGGTACCGCCGTCCTGCTCACCGGGACGCAGACCGTCGCCGGGGCCAAGACGTTCAGCAGCGTGCCGTCGAGCTCGGCCGCGCCGACCGCCGACACCCACCTCGCCCGCAAGTCCTACGTGGACGCCCTCGGCGGGGGCGAGTTCCGCGCGAGCGACCTCGGCCTGCTGTCGTGGGCGTTCGACCCCGCCCTCGGGCACTCCGCCCCGCTCTACCCCGGGTCGGGCCCGATCCGGGTCACGGCCGTATACCTGCGGTCGGCAGCGTCCGTGACAAAGATCGCGTGGCATTTCGGCGGGTACGCCGGCGGACTCACCACCGGCTCGTGGGCCGCGCTCTACAACGCGTCGGGGACCCGGGTCGCGCAGACCGCCGACCTGTCGACCGCCGCCGCCGAACCCGCCGAGGTCCACAACACCGGCGGCGCGACCGTCTCGGTCCCGCTCACCGCCGCCTACTCCGCCCCCGCCGGTCTCTACTACGTCGCGTGGCGATTCCAGTACAACACCACGGCGGGCGACGGTCCGATGATGCTCGTCGCCGAGAGCTCGTTCAGCGCGCCGCCGAACGTCTTCGGCCTCACCCCGGTCCGCCGCTTCGGCTCGTACCCGACCGGCGCCGCGACCGCCCCCGCCTCGATCACCCTCGGCTCGATGGAGAACGGGAGTAATCGTTTCTGGGCGGCGCTCGCCTGACCGCCGCCCCACCTCGCCACGCCCCGAGCCCGACGGCCGGGGCTTTTTCTATGCCCGGAGGACCCTTTGAAGTTCGTCACCCGCTCCGCGTGGGGTGCCCGCCCCTCGCGCTACTCCCTCACCTACATCAGCGGCACCCGAGGGGTGAAGATCCACTATGAGGGCACCTACGTGCCCCCGGCCCTCGGCCGCCCGGACGCGCACGAGCAGTGCGCCCCGCGCGTCCGCGCGATACAGGCGAGCCACCTCGCCAACGACGAGGAGGACTACAGCGACGTCGCGTACAACGCGCTCGTCTGCCCGCACGGCTACGTGTTCGAGGGCCGCGGCGCGCACCGCAAGACCGGCGCCAACGGCACGGCCGCGCTCAACTCGGCGCACTACGCCGTGTGTGCGCTGCTCGGCAGCTCGGGACTGACCGAGCCGACCGACCCGCAGCTCGCCGCGCTCCGGGACGCCGTCGAGTGGCTGCGCGCCGACGGCGACGCCGGCGACGAGATCAAGGGGCACCGCGACGGACACCCGACCGCCTGCCCCGGCGGCCCGCTCTACTCGTGGGTGCAGCGCGGCGCCCCACGCCCCAACGGCGGGTCCGACACCGGCGGCACCCCGGCCCGGTTCGAGCCGTTCCCCGGGGCCGACTTCTTCAAGCGCAACCCGCGCTCGGCGGTCGTGACCGCCATGGGCCGCCGGCTCGTCGCCGTCGGCTGCTCCGCCTACAGCGAGGGGCCCGGCCCGCAGTGGACCGAGGCGGACCGGCGCAGCTACGCCCGGTGGCAGCAGCGCCTCGGGTACCGGGGTGCCGACGCCGATGGGTGGCCCGGTCGTAAGAGCTGGGACGCCCTCAAGGTCCCCAAGGTTTGACCCGCCCCGTTATCGCCCCGCCCGCCGCTCGCGGGCGGGGCGCCCCGTTTTCAAGAGAGGAACCCCCCATGACCGACGCTTCCCGCCGGACCCTGCGCACCGTCGTGCAGACCGCGCTCGCCCTGGCCGTCCTGCTCCCCGCGATCGTCGACGCGTCCGGCGTCCCGGCCACCCTGCCGTGGGTCGCCGCAGCGCTCGCCGTCGCCGGCGGCACCTCTCGGGTGATGTCGCTCCCCGGCGTGCAGGCCCTGCTTCCGTCGTGGCTGCGGGTCGCCCCGGACCGCGACGACGAGCTGCTCGCGCTCGACCGTGACCGGGACGGCCGCCTGTGACCGACCCGACCCCGGGCGACGTCGCCCTCGAACTCGAACGGCTGCGCTCGACCGTCGAGACCGGGTTCGCCCGCCTCGACGGCTCGCTCGCCCTGCTTGTGCAGCGCAGCGACCAGAGCGACGCCCGCCTCGCCGACCACGAGCAGCGCCTCGACGCCCTCGAAAAGAACCGGTGGCCGCTCCCGAGCGTCCTCGCCATGATCGCCGTGATCGGCCTCGCTCTCACCCTCTGGCAGACAGCCACCCACTGAACACACCGCGCCCCCTGCACCGGTCAACTACCGGCGCAGGGGGCGCGTTTGTCGTTGTGCGGGCAGGCGAGAGGGCCCTCGACGGTGCACTCGTCGAGGGCCCTCTGCCCGGGGGTCACCGTGCGGACGGCTTATGCAGCCGCAGGCACGGGAACCTTCCCCCTTCCGCCGCTGCCCGCCGCCGCAGGGGAGGCGTGCGGGTGGGCGCGGTGGTCTGTGTTGCCCTTGGCGTGCCGTCCTCGCCGCGCGGCGACCGGCTGCTGCTCGGGCTCGGGCTCCGGCTCGACGATCAGCACCCGCACGGGGCGCTGCCAGCAGTAGCAGGAGTACCGGATACCGGGGCGGTCCGGCGGGGGCGTCATCGCCCGACGCGGACTCGGCATCGAGGCGTAGATCGCGACCAGAGCGAGCACGCCGAGGCTCGCGCACAGGGTCACGACGCCGATCAGGGCAGGGGTGGGTACGGGGGTCATGCGGCCTCGCCTCTCGCGTCGTCGGACAGTCGGAACCAAACGGCTTTCTTCATGGGGGCCGGTCCGCCGTATATGGGGATCGGTCGCCGAGGGGTGGACACGCCCCACGAGTCGGCGAAGGAGTCGACGAGCGCCAGACCTCGGCCGTGTTCGTCATCGGGTGAGGCGGGGCCGAGCTCGACCTCGGTCACGGGGTGCGGTCGGTTGTCGTAGACCACGACGAGCACCCACTGCTCGGCGACTCGGGCCTCGACGATGATCTGCGGCGTGGTCCGTGCGTGAACGTGCACGTTGGTTACCACTTCGGAGGTGCAGAGGCGCGCGGCCTCGGCGAGCTCATGGTGCCCGGTGCCCCGTAGGACCCCGACCAGCCAATCCCGAGCGATCCGGGCTGTGGTCGGCAGGTTCGGGCCGAGAAAGACGTAGGTGTCAGGTGGTGCGGGAGGTGCTAAGGCTGCATTCGTCATGTCTGTCTCCCAACGCGGTCCGGCTCGCGCTCGCCATGCGTGGCATTGGCCGTCCCGGGCGACGGCACGCTCAACGGCGTGCGTCACGGCTGCACTTCGGGCTTACTGGCGTGGCGCGGTGCTGGTTGGACTGTAGGGGGCATACATGCCCCGGGGCAAGGGTGCTCCCCTCCCTAGGTGCCGAGAGGTGGACCCACAGCACGTTTAGGCGGCAGACTCATGTCAACGACAGGGGAAGGGACCAATGCCACCGAGGGACAACCCGACCGCACGGCAGCAGCGCCTCGGCGCCGAGCTGCGGAAGATGCGCGAGAGCGCGGGCAAGACGGCGCGCGAAGCGGCCGGCCTCCTGTCGACGGACCAAGCCAAGGTGAGCCACCTCGAAGCGGGGCGGATCGGCGTAAGCGTGGAGCGCATTCGACGTTTGGCGACGTTCTACCAGTGCGACAATGAACCTCTCATCTCTGCTCTCTGTGCAATAGCGCTTGAGCACAGGGGGAAACACTGGTACGACGATTTTCGAGGCAAGCTCGACCCGGCATGGCTGAACATGGCCGAGCTCGAACATCACGCCGTATCCATGCGCTCGATGCAGAGCATCACGTTTCCCGGCCCGTTCCAGACCGAGAATTACGCTCGCGCCCTATTCTCTGGCGTGACTCCCAAGCTGCCCGAGGATGAGGTCGAGGCGCGCGTCGAGCATCGGTTGAAGCGGTTCACGATCTTCGAGCGCGAGACCCCGCCCCAGTACACGGCCATCATCCATGAGGCCGCCCTGCGGATGCGGTTCGGCGGTCGCAAGGTCGTTCGCGAACAGCTCGAATACCTCATCGAGATTTCCAAGCTGCCCACTGTGTTCATTCGGGTGATTCCCTTTACGAGCGAGGACTTCATCGAGGTAACACAGCCAGTTTTGTACGCGAGTGGCCCCGTTCCTGAACTGGATACCGTTCAGATCGACAGCGCTTTCGGCGGGCGCTTCTTGGACGCCTACGCCGATTTGAAGAAATATCGGGTTCTGCTCGACATTGCCGAGCACGCCTCGCTCGACCCGGAAGGGTCGAGGAATCTGATCCATCACATCGCAAGGGAACTGTGAGAAACAGGGAATGAGCGCATCACCCACTGAGTGGCAGAAGTCGTCTTTCTCGGGAGGCGGCGGCGAAAACTGCGTCGAGCTCAAGAGGGCTCACGACGGCGCGATCAAGATGCGCGAGAGCGATGATCCGAACGTCGTCGTATCGACGACGCCTGAGAAGCTGGCCGCGTTCATCGCCGGCGTGAAGGCGGGCGAGTTCGATCACCTGCTGAGCTAGCTCTCGCGCGCAGTAGCAACGGTGCCCCCCGACCGATCCGGTCGGGGGGCACTTGCATATGCCAATCAGGGTGGGTGGACAAGTATGCCCCGGGGCACACTTGCCGCGTTCTCGACCGTAGCGCTACCTTCACCGTGCGTCGCAACGCTAGGCGGATCTCGGCAAGACCGCGCCTAGAGCTGCGGAAACCTCCCTGCCTGCAACCTAGTTGGGGAGGCCCCCGAGGGTTGCCCCTCGGCCGGCAGGTCCGAGCGACCCCGCCGGCCGGGGGCAACTATGAGCCGCATCCAGAAGGTGAGGGCATGGGAGCCGTGATCGGTGTGATCAACGTCAACGGAACAAGGTTGCCCTGCTCTCCCGAAGGAGTGGCGACATCCGTCGAGCAAGGGTTTCTGTTCGAGGCGCTCCTCTACGAGTCCCAGAACGCGCTACGCGCAGCCCCGTGGCGCACCCCTCGCGTGCTCGGCAGCGCCCGTGAGGCGGTGCGCGCGCTCCGCGTGCAGGTCCGCACGGCTCACGTACTCGGCATGACCCCGCGCGAGGTCGAGCGGGCGGTCGAGTGGGCGGAATCGGGATGGGTGCACGCCCTCGGTCTGCTCAACTCCGGTACGCACTGCGGCTTCACCGTGGTACTTGGGTCCGGGGCGGTCGCCGAGTGGAGAGTGACTCCCGTGCGGTACCTCGAAATACGCACGCACGCGACCTACTCGCCGCCCCGAACCCGCACCTCCCGACCGGAATTGAGCTCATGAGTACGACGATCATCACTGAACACCCCGGATGGCACACGACGGCCGACGGCGATCGGGCCCGTCTCGTCGAGCACGGCGGGACCGTGTGGCTCGCCCTGTGGAACAACGCGAACGCGCACCTCGCCCTCTGGCCCATCGAGGGGGACGGCGCCGCCGAGCAGCCGTTCCCCGCCTACACGTCCCCGATCGAGCTGCCCGCCCCGAGGGAAGCCGGGCCGCTGCTCGCCGAGTTGGTGAGCCTCGGCACGGTCGCCCGCCTCAACAACCCCTCGTTGTGGGACGCGATCACGACGGCGATCCTCCGCCAGGTCGTGAGTGCGAAGCAGGCCCTGCGGAAGCACCGGGCGTTCTACGGCGCGTACGGGCGGACGGTCGCCACGGCGGCCGGCGACTTCCCGCTCGTGCCGACCCCCGAGACGGTGCTCGGCCTCTCCGACAACGGGTTCGCCGCCGTCGGAACCAAGTTCAACCGCAAGGCCCTGCGCTCCGCCGCCGAGGCGTACCTCGACCGGGGCGAGCACTGGGCCACGCTCGACCCCGAGAGCCTGATCAAAGAGCTCGTAGGGGTGCGCGGTATCGGCCCGTGGACGGCGAGCGCCGCCGCGGCCGACTTCACCGGCGATTTCTCGATCTACCCGCACGGCGACCTCGCCGTGCGGACGTGGGCCCGGAGGGCGGCCCCCGGTCTCGAATTCCCGGCGAAGGAACCGGAGTTCGAGGCCACGTGGCGCCGGTGGGCGCCCGCCCGCCCTCAACTGCACGCCCTGACCCTGTTCACTCTCACGTGGGGGAGCAATGACCTTAACGGCCGCCGAGGACACCCGAGCGACCTCTGACCTGATCGCCGGCGCCGACCCGAACCGGGAGCTCGACGCCCTGTTCGTGAACGCGCCGCTCCGCGACTACGCCCTACGTCCCCGGACCAACGACTACACCCTGCCCGTGCTGGGGATGGCCTACATCGCCACGTACGCGCAGCAGGCCGGTTTCAACGTCGGCGTACTGGACGCCGAGGCGCTCGGGCTCGGCGTCGAGGCGACGGCCCGCCTGATCAACGGCATCCGGCCCCGGTGGGTGGGGATGAACCTGCTCGCCCCCACGTACGAGATGTCGGCCCGGATCGCCGCCGGGCTCGACCCCGACATCGCGCTCATGGTCGGCGGGCACCACGCCCGCGCGATGCCCGACCGCATCCTCGACGACCCCCGCATGACCAACCTGCGCGCCCTGGTGATCGGCGAGGGCGAGCCCCGGGTCGCCGCGCTCCTGGCCGACGAGCGACGGCGGGCCGAACTGCCCGGGGTCATGTGGCGCGACCGGCTGCTCGGCACGCGCGCCGCCGGCATCGCGCGCGAGAAGGTGGCCGACTGGCTGAGCCCGGACATCGACGCCCTGCCGCTCGTGAACCGCGAGTTCCTGCCGCAAGATCCGTACCTCGCCGACGACGGCCGGATCGAGGCGAACATCGTCGGCTCGCGAGGGTGCCCGTACGACTGCGGGTTCTGCGGCGCCGCCGTCTCGGCGAACCCCGACGTCAAGATCCGTCCCCGGTCGCCCGAGGGCATCGTCGACGAGCTCGACCACCTGCACGAGACCTACGGGACGACCGCGTACCGGTTCGTCGACGACCTGTTCCTCGGCGCGAAACGTGTGATCGTCCCGCAGATGGAAGCGTTCACCCGGCACCGGATCGGTGACCGGTACGTGTGGGACGCCACGGGGCGGATCAACGTGTTCGACCGGCTCGACGACGACATGCTCGACACCCTCAAGGCGAACGGGCTGCGCGAGGTCGCCCTCGGGATCGAGTCGGGGAGCGACCGCGTCCTCGCGGGCATGGACAAGCGCATCACGGCGGAGATGACCGAGAAGGTCGCCGAGCGCCTGCTCGCGCGCGGCATCGGAGTGAAGGGGTATTTCATCCTCGGGTATCCCGGGGAGGAGCAGGAAGACCTCGACGCCACCGTGCGCCACATCCACAACCTGTGGAGCGCCGCCGACCAGTACAAGGCCGGCAGGTTCCGGGCGAGCGTGTTCGAGTTCCGGCCCTACCCCGGAACGCCGATCTGGACCAAGCTGACCGCCGAGGGGCACAACCCCGACACCCTGCTCGCGTACTCCGACGTCGACCTCACCGCCGACGGTGCCGACGAGTCCATGCGTGCCCGCGACGAGTTCAATTTCTCGGTCGGCGTCCAGTTCGGCACGGTCCCCCTCGCCAAGCTGCGCGCCACGCTCGCGATGCTCACGCGCGAGCAGCACGACCGGAACCGCTTGGGGGTCGCCGCGTGACCGGGTACGCGGGGACGTTCGTCACCATCGACGGGCCGAGCGGCGTCGGGAAGTCGACCACGGTCGCCGAGCTCGGACGTCTGCTCGCCGACCGGGGCGACAGAGTCCACACCACGACGGAACCCTCGACGAGCGAGCTCGGCGAGTTCACCCGCGCCAAGGCCAACCACATTCACGGCCGCGCCCTCGCCTGTCTCGTCGCCGCGAACCGGTACGAGCACATCGACGTCGAGCTCGCCCCCATGCTCACGGGCGGCGACACGGTCCTCTGCGACCGCTACCTCGCGTCGAGTCTCGTCCTCCAACAGCTCGACGGCGTCCCCGAGCCGTTCGTGCTCGCGCTGAACCGGCACATCCTGCTGCCCGACCTGGCCGTGATCCTCACGGCCGACCCCGCGACCATCGCCGCCCGGCTCGCCGAGCGCGGGAAGCGCCACAGGTTCCACGACGACCCGTCGGGCCCGACCCGCGAGGTCGACCTCTACGGCGACGCCGCGCAGACCTTGATGACCCTCGGCGTCGAGGTGCTCGTGCTCGACTCCACGATGTCCACCCCTACGGACGTAGCGAAGCGAATCGCCGACGCCGTCCCTCCCCCCGGGGGTAGCGTCAGCAGCCCCACCCCACCCGACGACCCCACGGTGAACTCATGACCCCAACACCCGCGACCCCCGTGATCGACACACACGTGATTCTGCGTGACGGCGACAAGGTGCTGTTGTCGCAGCGCGGGGGCCCGTACGGATACGGCCGCTGGCACGCGCCCTCGGGCAAGCTGGACGCCGGCGAGCCGCTCACCGTCGGCGCAGCGCGCGAACTGAGCGAAGAGACCGGCGTCGAGGTCGACCCCGAGCACCTGCGGCTCGTGCACGTCGTGCACCACAAGCAGGACCCCGAGACCGAGCGCATCGGCCTGTTCTTCCTGGCCACCATGTGGGAGGGCGAGCCGGTCAACCGCGAGCCCGAGAAGTGCCTCGACCTGCGATGGTGGTCCGTGCACGAGCTGCCCGAGGACATCATCGAGTACCCGGCGGCCGGGCTGCTCGGCTACCTCACGGGCGGCGAGCAGCTCACCGAGCACGGTTGGTCGTAGACCCCCGACGCACCCGCGACTCTGCCCGCCGCGGCCCTCTCTCCGAGGGCGGCGGCGGGCAGAGTCGTTCCGGGCTATGCCCCGTCGCCTGCTCGGCCGTCCTCGGCGACGCCGAGGTGCCGGTGCAGGTCGTACCGCGACACCTTGTACGCCCGTCCGTGGCGCAGGACTCGCACGGGGTAGCGACCCGTCCGGGCGAGGTGGTAGCCGGTCGTCCGGCCGAGGTGCAGCGCCCGGTTCGCCGTCTCCAACGGGATCGCGACCGGTAGCGACATCAGCTCGTCGTGTGTCATCCCCTGCTCTGTGGTGCTCATCTCCTGCCCCTCGTGACATCCGTGTGCACGTCGGCCCGTTCATGCCGAGCAGTGCCTAGATCAGCAACGTACGATCAAGGTTGACGCTTTGCAAGCTACAAAGCTAGCTTTGCGAAATGCACAGTCACCAGACAGCGGGCGACGTCGTCGCCGCTCAGATCCGCCGGCACCGCGAGCGCCTCGGCATGAACCGAAACGACCTCGCCGCCGAGTGCGCACGCCTCGGGCGCCCCGACATCACGTACGCCGTGATCGTCAGCATCGAGACCGGCCGAGCAGGCGGCGAGGGCAAACAGCGCCGCCGTCCGGTGACCGTCGACGACCTGCTCGTGCTCGGCCTCGCCCTCGCCACACCCCCACTGCTCTTGATGCTCCCGCTCGGGAGCGAGAGCACAGTGCCCACCGTCCCGGCCGCCGACCCGCGCGACCCGCACACGGTGTGGCAGTGGATGACCGGCGAGACGACGCCGACGCTCGACGGCCCGATCGACGGGCGTTACGTCCCCGACTCCCGGCAGTTCGCCGGGACCGGCCAGACGTGGGCCTCTGCATGGGGCACAGCGGCCTATCCCGTCTCGCTGTACCCCGAGCTCACCCGACGCCGCGAAACGGCTCACAAAGCCCGCTTGCGCGCCGCGCTCGACCCGAGCGCACAGACCGAGTACGTCGACCGCCTCGGCGAACTCGCGCAGGTCGTGAACGACATGGTCCGCGCGAGCCTCACCGTCCCCGATCTGCCACCCGAGTTGACCGAGGACATGAAGCGGCTCGAACTGCTCGACCACCCCGACCAGATCAACCGAAGGGAACGTGAGTGACCGCGAAAGGCACCACGACACGGCGCTGCTACTGCCGAGACAAGGACGGCAAGCCACTGGGCACCGACTGCCCCAAGCGCAAGCAGCGCAAGCACGGCGTGTGGGCGATCCGGCAGGAACTGCCCCCGACCACCGACGGCGACCGCCGACTCTTCCGCCGCGCCGGATACGACACGCAGACCGACGCGCAGGCCGACCTCGACAAGGTGCGCGCCCTGCTCAACATCGCCGACAAGGACGACACGGAAGGCCGTGCCCGACTCGGCGACCTGCTCGCCGGGATCTCGGCCACCACGGAAGCGATCCCCGATCACGACGAGGTGAAGCGGAAGTTCGCTACCGGGCAGTCCCTCACGCAGCACATGACCATCGCCGAGTGGCTCGCCCTGTGGATCGCCGGTAAGAAGGCGCTGCGGACGAGCGGCCTCGCCCGGTACGACGTCGACATCCGGTGCCACCTGATCCCCCGGATCGGGACGATCCGAGTCGACCGGCTCACCGTGCCGCACCTCGACGCCATGTTCGAGGCCATCGCCGAGACGAACGTCGAGATCATCGAGGCCAACGCCGCCCGCCGTGCGGCGATGGCCGAGCTCAAGTCGATCCCGTGGAAGGGCGGCGAGAACCGCGCCCGCCGGAAGGCCATGAAGGAGGCCATAGCCGCGATGCCGCCGTTCCGGCGCGTCACGGGCCCCTCGACGCAGCAGCACATCAGGGCGACGCTGCGGGCCGCGCTGAACACGGCCATCGCCCGAGGCTCGATCACCTTCAACGCCGCGCAGCACGTCGAGCTCGCCGCCGCGAAGCGCCCCAAAGCGATGGTGTGGACCGATGAGCGGGTCGCCGAGTGGCTGCGTACCGGGCAGAAGCCGAGCCCGGTCATGGTCTGGACACCGGAGCAGGCGGGGGCGTTCCTCGACTTCCTCGCCGACTTCCGGCACCGGCTGCTGCCGCTGTTCCACCTGATCACGTTCCGAGGTCTGCGGCGCGGCGAGGCGTGTGGGCTCCGCTGGTCCGACTTCAACGAAGCGACGGGCGAGCTCACCATCGCGACGCAGCTCGTACAGGACGGGTGGGACGTCGTCGAGTCCGCGCCCAAGACGGACAGCGGCGAGCGGATCATCTCGCTCGACGAGTACACCGTCGAGGTGCTCAAGACGCACCGGGCCGCACAGGCTGCGGAGCGCCTCGAATGGGGCGAGGCGTGGCAGGACACAGGCCGGATCTTCACCCAAGAGAACGGAGAGTGGATTCACCCCGGGACGCTTACGGACCTGTTCGAGCGGTTCGTCGAGCTGTCCACCCTGCCCCCGATCCGGCTGCACGACCTGCGGCACGTCGCCGCCTCGCTCATGCTGGCCGCCGGTGTCGACGTCAAGATCGTGTCCGAGACCCTCGGCCACAGCGACAGCCGGATCACGCGGGACATCTATCAGTCGGTCATGCCCAAGGCTGCGCGCGAGGCCGCCGAGGCGACGGCCGCCATCGTGCCGCGCGGCGCGTCCCGCCGCCCTGCCGAGGAAGCGGTCGACCCGCGTATCGAGCAGGTCGCGCGGTTGAGCATCGAGCACCTGCTCGCGCAGGTCGTCGAGGCCGCCATGCAGGAGAACCACACGCCCGAAGAAATCGCGCAGATGATCACCACCCTGCCCCTGTCCGGGACGTCAGATGCTGACACGGATGGGCACGCAATGGGCACGCAAGAGGGTGCGAAGATCATCGAGTTCCGCCCCCGACTGACCCGGGCATAGAAAAAAGCCCTGGTCAGGGGCTATCTGACCAGGACCTTTCTGGAGCCGCCTTCGGGATTCGAACCCGAGACCTACGCATTACGAGGTCGAAAGTATGCTCCCCGTCCCGTCCTCGCTCTCCCCTGACCTTACCTCCATCGCAGGTCAGAGGGGTAATTACTTCCGTCCCCTCTCGATCTTTCACTCGACTTCTCTATCCTTCCGTTCCCATGAGGTTCCCATTAGCCCTTCCTGCGCCTTCCCTCGGGGGCGCGCTGGAGGAGTCGGCAGGTGGGCGCGGGGGGCGGTCGCCCCGTCCAACGAAGTGCCCTTGCGACGCACAGAGGCCCTGCCCCCGTACCGGGGGGCAGGGCCTCAACGCGTGCGCGCGTTCAACGTCTCGGGGTCAGCCTACAAGCTGGGGCTGACCTGGGGGACGAGGTTGAACAGCTTCGCCGGGTCGGTCTCCGGCGCGTCCACGTAGCCACAGGCGTGCGGGCACGGCACCCACTTCCACGGCCGCGCGAACGACACGCGCTGGGACTCCCGCGCGCGGTGAGGGTCGTCGGCCCGGCAGCGGCGGGGAACCCGGCCCCGGAGCCCGCAGCCGGTGCAGAGCCCGAAGGCGTCGCGGTAGGGTCCGCACCGCTCCTCCTCTATCTGGGCGATCTCCGGGGGGAGCTGGGGGTGCGGGTAGGGGCGCCCGCTCTTCTTCGCCGGCCCGCCAGTGGCGGGGTCGAACTCGTACGCGTTCTGGCTGGGGTGGATCGGCAGGATCCACCAGGGCTGGTGGGGGTCCCGGGTGAAGACCTTCCGGACGTTGCGCACCTGGGCGCCCGCGGGGTCGAGGATGTGCAGGGACTCGATGATCCAGAGCCTGCCGACGAAGGGGTCGTATGCCTCCCGGATGTTCCTGGCGTGAGGGTGGGAGAAGGCCCTGGTCTGGATCTGCTCGGTGAGCGTGCCGGAGCGAAGGAGGTCGACCAGGTCGCGCTTGCGGTGGGTGAAGACGATCGGGATGCGGTCGAGCGGTATGCCGGCCAGGGATATCACGGTCACGGGCTGTCCTTCCTGGTAGGTGGGGCGGTTCTGCTGGTCGGGCGGCCGGGTGCGGTCAGGGCTGGATGGCGACACCGGGTTCGGCGTGCTCGACAACAGCCGTGTCGACTTCGGCGTACCTGCCGTCGCCGTGGACGCCGAAGACCGTCGCTGTTGAGTCGGGGTCGCGCTGGATGCCGAGGGCTTTGCGGGCGGCTTCCTCGGGATCGTCGGCGTCGATGTCGATCTCCCAGGTGACGCGGTACGAGTTCACGCCTGTCCCCCGCCGGATTCGCTGGTGGGGACCATGCGCTGCGAGCCCGGGTCCCAGGTGGACTCGGCGTAGAGGCGGTTGAGGTCCGGCATCGGGTTGCCGTCGATGTCCGTGACGTCGGGGATGGTCCAGCCGCGCTCGAAGCACTCGACGGTGCCGGGGTAGATGCCGTCCCAGCGGGTGTTGCACGTGGTGCTGGAGGGGTGCGTGCAGGCAGACCGCTGCCAGCCGGTGAGGGCGCAGCGGGCGATGTCGCAGAGGTCGTCGTGCATCTTGCCCGGGGGCACGTTGCAGTCGGGGCAGTTGGTGGGCTCGGGGAGCGGGATGCTCATGGTGGTCCTCTTGGTGGTCAGGCGCTGCGGCGGGGGGGCTTCTTCGGGGCGGGGGCCCGTCGGGGGGCGGGGGGGGCGCGGGGGAGGTCGGCGGCGGGCTCGACGGGCTTCTCGTCGGCGGGCTTCTCGTCGTCGGGCTTCGGTTCGTTGCCCCAGGAGATGACGGCCACGTACGGCGGCTTGATCTCGTAGACCGGGAGCAGGTCGTCGGCGATCCGCCGGTACAGCGCCTCGGGTATGTCCACCGCGGCCGGGGCGGTGTCGTCGGCGGTCAGGTGGGACAGGGCCTGGGCGATGTGCCAGGAGCGGCCGGGGCCGAGGCGGCGGGCGCGGGCGGCGTGCTCCTGCTTGGACGCGGTCTTGGGCAGGTCGGGCAGGGCGAAGCCGGTGACCCACATCTGGACGACGGTGTCGGCGAAGAGCAGGGCGAGGCCGAGTTCGCGGTTGTCGGGGCCGATGAGGCGGAGGCGTTCCGCTGTGGCCGTCAGGTCCTCGACCGTCCAGGGTGCGCCGAGGCGGCCGGCCAGGTCGGTGGCCACGGGTCGAAGGTCGTTGAGGAGCAGGGGTTCGGCCGAGGCGTCGGTCGGCTCGGTGGGGTCGGGCGTCGTCTCGGGAGGGGTGGGCGTGGGGAGCGTGCGCGGGCGCTTGGAGGCGGCCGTCTGGGTCTTGGGCGTCATGGGTTTCCTCGTGAGTTCTTTGCGCTTCTTCGTAAATCCGTCGGGGGACTGGTCACCTTTGCCAATAGGTGAGGGAGGGGGCGGATTTCCCGCCCCCTCCCTCACTGTTGGGTGTCACCCGTAGCAGATGCAGGCTTTCCGCCGGTCCTCGTCGGTGATGGCACCGTGGGCCCTGAATATCCGGTCATTTACCTGGCAGAGGTCCGAGTTCTCGTCCTCCTTGTTCTGGGAGAACAGGAGGGGAACCATCCAGAGGGCCAGAAGGGTTACCTCCTCCCCGGTGATGACCATGTCCTCCTCTCCGGAGCCCCTGGTAAGGAGGGTGTCCAGGAGTCGGTGGATGTCCGTGCCGGCCTCCGGTGCCCCCTGGTTGGCCAAGGTGGTCTTGATCCAGGTGGTGAAGAGTGGGATTTCCCAGGACTGAACAAAAGTGTCCTGAGCCTTTTCCGTGTTGATTTCCATTTCTACCCCTTGTGTAGGTGATGTTCGGAACTCCTTAAACCTAGGGAACAGGAATCCGGATGAACATAGTTTCGGCTTCTGTTTTCCCGATTTATTTCCGTACATCTCCGGTGGTCTTTATGCGCTTCAAGCGGCGCGGCATGACCATGGGGAGCAGCCGTTTTCCACTTCGGTGTCGGCGATCTGGTCGAAGAGGTCGGTCTGCTTGCGGGTCCACTCGTGCGCGGTGACTCGGTCGATGGGGGCTTCGTCCAGGGGGCGGCGGGAGCGGTGCAGGTACGCCTTGCCGAGCAGGGGCTTGCCGCGGGCGTTCCCCCGGGCGTTCCCGGCGCGGATCGCCCGGTCGAAGGCGACGGCGTCCGCCCACGCCTTCGGCTGTGTGTCGCGCAGGTGCCTCCAGTGCCCGTTGTTGTGGAAGGGGCACCCGATGCACGACGACCGGGGTGTTGTGGCCCAGCCGTGGGCGCGGAGGTACCGGAGGCAGTCCTCCCGGGTCCAGCCTCCTCGCCCGTCCGCCGCCCCCGGGAGGTAGAGGAGGGGGAACGCCGAGCTGAGGTACTGGACGCCCGAGTCCCGGGCGCGGTGGAACTCGTCGCGGCTGATGCCGATCCACGTCTCGGCGTGCAGGCCGCGCGGGACGGAGTACGGGTGGGGGTAGCCGAGGAGTTCCCTGACCTTCCGCTTGAGCGGGGTGAGTTTGTACTGATCCGTGCACTGGCGCCGGAGAAGCCCGTCGCCGCCGTCCGGGTTGCGGATGTGCAGGGGCATGGAGGCGAAACGGTGCGCCGGGTCGAGGGCGTCGTTGCGGATGTGGCCGGCGGAGACGCGGTAGAGCGGGGTGCCGCTGGGCTTGAACACCTCGTTCTCAAGGCGGTCGAGGTGGGCGTACACCTCTTCTGTCTCCCAGCCGGTGTCGGCGAAGATCGCCGCGTCGAGGGGCGGCAGGACGTGGGCGGCGGCGAGGAGCGCGATCGTCGTGGACTGCACGCCGGCGCCGAGGGAGAGGATCCGGAGCGCGGGCCTGGTCACGCTGCCTCCCCGCTGACCCGGGCCATGAGGCGTTCGGCGCGGCCGACGGCGGCCATCATCCGGGCGGTGGCGACGACGTTGTCACGGTGCGCCCTGGCCCCGGCGGCGTGCTCCATGGCCTTGCGGGGCAGCTCGGGGTCGGCCAGGGAGTTGCCGCACGAGACGTAGGCGTTGGGGCCGAGGTCCCAGAGCAGGACGTTGACCGCGGCGCCGGCGGCGGCGAGCGGGTCGACATCGGTTAGATGCCACGTGAAGTCGTGCGGGTTGAAGCCGCCGTCACGCAGGTGGTTGACCAGGGAGCGGAACATGCCGCCGGTGCCGCCCGCCGGGTCGTAGAACGAATGGCCGGGCTCTACGTCCTGGAGGTCGTAGAGCATCCGGGCCATCACGTCGCACACATCGGGGGGCGTGTGGTACTCGCCGAGCCCGTCCCTGGCGCCCTCGGACCGCAGGTGGGTGATGACCCACGACATCAGGTCGATGTCGGTGCTCATGCCCGGGATTCCGCTGTGGGTGTATTCCAACATGCCGTTGGTCAGGACGGCCTTGGTGACGGCCCGGACGCCCCGAAGGATGTTGGTGTCGGGCTCCTCGTCCTGGAGCCAGGTCGCGAGGACGCTGGCCCGGTCGACGAGGTCGGGGCGGTCGATCCACCGGTGTGCCCAGGTCTCCTCGTAGAGCTTCCACAGCTCGGTGTCACTGAGGCCCATCAGCCAGTCGGCCATCCTCGGGACCTCCGGTCCCTCGAAGGGGAGGAGGGCGAGAGCGGCGACAACACCGACGGGGATCTCGATCCGGGAGCCGCCATGGGCGTTGTTCCAGGCGGCGCAGACGCGCTCACCGATGGTGATGCCGTCGCGGCGGGCGTACCGGCGGCGCTGTTTGGGCGTCGGCGGTGCCGGCGTGGGGGCGAAGTAGGGGCGCTCCCGGGAAACGGTTCGCTGGGTGCCCGGGAGGAGGGGAGCACCGTCCTCGTCCGGGCTCGGAGCCGGAGCCGGGGCGGGAGCGGGAGCGCGGCGGAAGGTGTCGGGGACGGCGGGCTTGTCGTCCCCGTCGCCGAGGAGGTCGAGCAGGCGCATCGTTTCTCCTTGCGGAAATGGGGCACCCCGGCCGCCAACGAGGGCGGCCGGGGCGCGGCGGGTGGAAGGCGGGACTACCGGTTGTCGGCGGCGGCGAACTCCGCTTCGGCGCAGTCGACGCAGAGGGGGTCGTCGCGGTGCCATCCGGAGTGGCACTCGTTGCAGGTCCCGCAGCCGGCGCAGAGTTCGACGTGGTCGACGGCGGGGCTGGAGTCGCAGTCGGGACAGGACCGGGCCGGTGGAGGGGGCATCTGGGACTCCCGTGAGAAGGGCTGGCCGCCCCGTACACGGACGGGGCGGCCGGTCCGGGGGGTCATGAGGGGAGTTCGCCGATGGCCCGGGAGAGGGGCGTCAGGGCCTGGTCGGGCCGACCGGTGAGGACCAGCCAGTGGTACTGGTACAAGCCGACCAGGGCCAGGGTGTCGAAGCTCTCCACGAGGGCAATGAGGGTCGACGTCCGGCGGTCGTACGGAAGGTGGCGGTAGGCGTGGACGGCGAAGTCGTAGACGGCCTCGAGGACGCGGTAGTGCACGTCGACGTCCGCGCAGAAGATCCGGGCGGCGGCCTGGGCGAACGGGAGGTGGGCCAGGAAGTGCTCCTGCGGGGCCGGGGTGTCGGCCGACTGCTGCCGCTGGGCGACGGCCTCCGCGCCGAGGGCGAGGGCTTCGATCGCGGTGATGCAGTGGACGGTGACGAACTCGAAGCACTCGTCGTACAGGCGGAGCATGAGGGCGGTGTGCTCGTCGGGGTCGGTGGGCGCGAGCACCGGGGTGTGGACGGTGTGGGGGGTGACGCTGTCGTTGTAGGGGACGTACCAGGTGGGTGCCATGCCTTCTCCAAGAGGTCGTGGCGGGAACAGAACTTCTACTTAGATTTTATAGGCAGAAACTTCGCGAGTACAGAGCGAGCCCGCGAGGTCTCCGCAGGTCAAGATGGGTTTGTTGTGGTCTGCACGCCCTGCGGCCACTGGACGTTGTCAAGGGCACGCCGGTGGGTGTCCGGCACGACCGCGAGCGGCCACCCGGCCCAGTGCAGGCCCATGGCGGCGAGCACGAAGGCGTCGCTCTTGTCGTACCGGCCCGGCCCGTCGCACTCGACGCCGTACCTGCTGGCCACCGCGTCGCGCACCATGCCCTTGGCGACCCGGGCCCGCTCCTTCGCCGGGTACTCCTTCGCCGGGTACGCCGCGCCCGTGGCGTAGATCGTGCGCGCGTGCGGCGTCACCACCGCGTACGGGACCTTCCTGTCCCACAGGTCCTGGGTGACGATCCACCACAGGCCGGCGAGCTCGTGGTGGCCGGCCTGCCTCCCCTGGCTGTACGCGGCGCCCTCCACCACCACCAGGGCCGCGTCGGCGGTCCGCTCGCCTATCTCCCGCCGGAGCCAGCGCAGCCGCTGGTGCCCGCGGCTCTTCGTCCTCAGCGCCTCCGTCCATCCTTCGCCGGCGACGCCGGTCGAGGTCAGCGACAGGTCGAGGCCGATCACGACGGGCGGTGCGGGCGCGGGGGCGGGCAGGCCGGGAAGGCTCATCTGGCCGGGGACGCTCAAGGTGGTGCTCCTTGCAGGGGTGGAGAGGCTGTCCGGCCGGAGGGCGCGAGGAGCCGCAGGCCGGAGGTGATGCCCCCGACCGGTCCGGGGGCGCTGGGGTGAACGCGTGGGGCGGCCCCGCGCGGGGCCGCCCCACGGCTTTACGCGGAGCGGTGCCGCTCGAACGCGCGGCGGTTCAGCGCGCCAACGTCGGAGAGCAGGCTCATGACGCCGGCGGTGAACTCCTTCGGCTCCGCGCTCACCAGACCGTCGAACAGCGCCTTGCACTGCTCGTCGTCGTTGTTGGCGCGCGCCGTGATGAGGCGCGCGGAGAACACGTGCGCCTGGTGGCACGGGCCGTGCGGCTGGGGTTCCTTCATCGCCCACACCTGGCCGGGGGTCAGGTCTCCGAGCAGGACGAGGTTCTGGCGGCCCATCTCGGCGAGCAGGAGGCACACGCTGTACATGCCGCTCGTGCTGTTGAACGCGATGACCTCCTCCATGATGCGTATGGCCCGCGCCGCCTGGTGGTTCATTGCGGCGCCGACGGCTTCGCCGACTCGGATGACGCGCTCGATGTTGTCCACGGGGACGGTTCCTTTCAGAGTTCCGGGGCCCCGCCGCGGGAGCGGCGGGGCGGCTGGCGCCCGGGGTGGTCGGGCTGTGGTCAGCCGAGGTCCAGGACTGCGGCCCTGGTGAGGTCGAAGTGGTAGAACCGACCGCCGCGGCGGGGGCCGTCGGGCAGTTCGGTGACGAAGGGACTCCAGGTGTCGTGGTTGGAGTCGTCCAGGTAGGGCACCCACTCGTTCATGCCGTAGGTGGCCATGTCCGGGTCCTCGACGCCTTCGGTGGTGGCGAAGGTGCGGTCCTCGCCGCTCTTCGTCCAGTACCGGCCGGTGGCCCACAGGGAGCCGTCTCGTGCCTCTCGCAGTTCGAGGTAGACGGCGTCGAACGGGGCCTCGGGGTGGTTGTTCGTCAGGATGTCCCGTACGGCCGCCGCGATGACGACGATGACGCCGCGCGCCAGGCGCTGGCTCGCCTTATGCGCGTTGTGGATGGCGTCGTGGAGGGCGGCGCGCTCTACGGCGCCGTCGGGGATCGAGTAGGAGGGGGTGAGGCTGGTCATGTGTCCTCGTGTTCTCTGTAGGCGGGACGCGTGCAGCCGAGGGCGGTGAACCGTTCCTCGGGGGCGTGCGGGGAGGCCGCCGCCCCGCAAGGAGGGCGGGGCGGCCGGCGGGCGGCGAGGTCAGGTGGCGGCGCGGCTGATGCCGGCGAGGACGTCGGGCTCCTCGGGCCGCCCGCTGTCCGTCGGGTTCCGCACCTCCGCGAACAGGGACTTGACGACCGCGCCCCCGCACCAGATCCGGCCGCCGCACACGCCGTCGAACCGGGCGTAGCGGGGCTGCACCAGGGCGACGCACTCCTTGGTGAACGGGCACCACCGGCATACCTCCAGGGCGCCGCTGCACAGGTCCACCAGGTCGTGCTGGTTCTTCCAGGCGCTGTCGCGCGGGGAGAACAGCGCGCTGTCCCCTCGGCACGGGGCCTGGGACACCCACTCGCGCGTCACTGCTTCGCCTCCGGCGTCTCGCCGGTGGGGCAGGAGCAGTGCTCGGGCCGCCAGGAGCAGCGGGCGCACAGCCCGGTCACGAGGCCGGTGCTCGCGGCGTACTGCCGGCCGCCGGTGGCCCACGCGAAGGCGTACGTCGCGAGGGCGCTGTTGCGGTCGTCCAGGGAGCCGAGGTGGTAGAGGTCCAGGGCGTGGTAGCCGGTGAGGACGCACGCGAGCTTGAGGATCGTCCACTGGGAGTGGCTCGCTTCCAGGGGGCGTGGGGCGTTGACGCCGGGGAGGGTGCCGGAGCCGTTGCAGTGGTCGGCGGCGCCCTGCCAGCTGATGAAGCTGACGCCGCTCGGCAGGGTGGTGATGATCTCGGCGCGCAGCAGCTTGGGGAGCCAGTAGCCGTGGTGAACGAGGAGCCAGGTGGCGGCCCTGGGGCCCTTCGCTGCGCCAGCGGAATCGGCAAGCTGCCGTACGAGCGTGCCGTGGTCGATCGGGTTCATCGCATCTCTCCAAGAGGTGTGTGGTGGGCCCGCCCCGGCCGGGGCGGGCCCGGGGGGGGTTACAGGTCTTCGCCGCTGATGGCTTCGACCAGGGCGGACATCAGCACCTCGGCCGCCGGAGGCGTCACCGCGTTGCCGTACTGGCGGACGCGCTCGCGCCGGTTGCCGAGGAGCCGGTAGGTGGGGTGGAAGGCCATCGCGTTGCCGATCTCGGACGGCTGCAACATCCGCAGCAGGCAGTCCTCGACCGCCACGCCGTGGATCAGGCCGTCGTCGGCGGTGACCAGCCCGTGGCGGTCGACGGTCGTGATGGTCCTCATCGGTTCGCCGGTGGGGGCGGCCGTGCCCCGGCCGTAGTACGGCACGAGCAGGGCGTCCGTCTCCCGGGTGGTGCGGGTCCGCATCGGCTCGGTGACCGGCGCGGCCTCGTCGTTCCAGGTGCCGCCGACGGGGACGAGGAGCGAGTCGGACTCGCGGGGGCCGGTCACGAGACCGTGGTGGTTCCCGGACGCGCACACGGTCGCCAGCGGCTCGTCCACCCCGCGGGCCTTCTTCTGGGAGCCGCCGCCCCTCATCTCGGCGATGAACGGCAGGAACTGGCCCGGCAGGTAGGCGACTCCGGTCTCGTTGCGGGTCGTCATGGTTCGCATGGGCTCGGCGTCGAGCGGGAACGGCTTCTTGCCCTCGCGTCCTTCCATCGGGACGGCGACGGGGCGGGCGTAGCGGTCGAGGCCCGCCCGTATGCGGGCGATGGTCTTCTCGGCCAGCGGCTTGCTGCGGTCCCCGATGCGGACGCCCGGGACGGTCCAGTCGATCGCGGCGGCGGCAGGGAGCACGTGGGGCTCCACCACGCGGGCGCAGCCGGGGCGCGGGCACAGGTAGACGTACTGGAAGCGGTAACTCCCGGTCGTGCGGCCGTTCTTGAACGACTGGCGCGCCTGGACGCGGCCGTGGTCGGGGCACGTTGCGGTCGGCGACGTCCACTTCTCCACGTCGGGTCGGCGGCCGAGCTTCTTGAGGGTGAGCAGGTCGTACTTCCGGTTGCGCGACTGCGGGGCGCGCGGGGACCCGAAGCGCGGTTCGGCGTGCATCGAGTTGAGGTAGACGCTGGTGATGTCGTAGCCGAGGCTGTCGGCGGCCTGCCGCCAGGAGGGATAGAGGATCCACTTGTCCAGGTCGGGGACGTTCTCAACGATGGCGCCGAGCACGGGACGGCCGCGCAGGTGCATCGCCTCCAGGTAGCGCAGGACGTCCCACATGGTGGCGCGCGACCGTACGGCGGCCTCGGTGGGCAGGATCTCGCCGAACAGGTCCGGCTGCCGGTCGGAGTCGGCGCGCACGCCGCGCGCGATGGTGTGGTTGGTGCACTCGGGCGAGCCCCACACGATGTCGGTGCGCGGGTAGCGGGCGAAGTTGATCTGGCTGATGTCGGCGCAGTCGTGGTCGACCTTGGGGAAGTTCAGCGCGTGGGAGTCGATGGCGAGGGACCAGTGGTTCGCGGCGATCTTCAATTCCACGCCGGGGACGAGGTGCATCCCCTGCCCGCTTCCGCCGGCGCCGCAGAAGAAGTCGGTGACGGTGTAGGTCATCGGTGAGCCTTTCGGGCGGGCCCGCCCCGGGGCCGGGGCGGGCCGGGGCGGGTCAGCGGCGAGAGGCGTTGGAGAGCGCCGAGGCGAGGTGGGAGCGGACGGTGTCGAACAGGCAGGGCTCCCCGTCGACCGGGACGACGTTCTGCATGTGGCCGGGCTGGTGGTGGTGCTGGCGGGTGACCTCCCAGGCCGTCGGGACGCCGTCCGCGTCGATGTCGAGGGGGTAGCAGAGCAGGTACGTGTCGTCGGGCAGGTCGAAGGCGATCCGGTAGGTGCCGGTGTCGACTCCGGCCTCGGCCTCGATGCCGTGCTCGGTGAGCAGGGCCATGACGTTGGCGGGCAGCTCGGGGCCGTCGGCCTTCTCCGGGGCCTCGGTCTTCGCGCGGTCGAGGCCGGCGGCAAGGTGCTGGTGGGCGGCGTCCTGCTCGGCCTTGGCGTGGGGGAGGACGACGGCCATCAGCGCCAGGACGTCGGTGCCGTTCGCCGCCTGGTCACCCCGGGCCGAGTCGTAGACGAGGTGGCGGTCAGCGCCCTTGGAGCACAGGTGCATGACGTGCCAGGCGCCGAGTTCGGCGCGGTCGAGCGGCAGGGCCTCCACGCCGTTCTCGTCGGAAGCCTGGATCGCGAGTTCGCAGCCGTTGGGCAGTTCGGCGGTGATGCTGAACTCGCCGCCGCACATCTCCACGTCGGTGGGGATGCCGTCGGAGCGCAGCATGGTGATCACGTCGCTGTAGGTGACCCACAGGCGCTGCCACAAGGGGTCGTTGACTCGGTGGTGGTTGGGGAAGGGCAGGGGCTTGAACACGTACATCACTCTCCAAGAGGTGTAGGTAAACCGATCGAGTGTTGCGGACTATCTGAACTCCGGCGCGCACACCGAAGGAGGTCCAGAAGGGGGGGTGTTAGTTAGATTTTATATGCAGTCAGGTTCAGAAGCCAGAGGAGCCGATCATGGTTTCGGTTTCCCGAGCCCTCTCTCGCGCGTCAGATTCCGACCCTTCCGGGCCTCCTCGCGCGCCTGCCTCCGTGCTGCCGCCAGCCGGTCGGGCCGCTCTCGCACGATCCGCAGGTTCTCCTCTTTCTCCGCCTGCAGAGCCTCGAACTTCGCGCGTTCGGTCTGCCGGTCCGTCTCGACCTTGGCCCGCTCCTCGGCCGCGCGCACTGCTCTCGGGCTCGTGCCACAGGCGCGGCAGTTGCCCGCCAGTACCCGGTGGCGGGCGCAGCCCTTCGCCGAGGAGTCCGGAGCTTCCGGTACGGCATCGTCCGTAGGGGGAGGGGGGTACTGCAGGAGAGAGGAAGGAGAAAGGAAGGAAGGGGTTCCACCGGTGGAACCCTGCCCTCGCCGCCAGGAGGGTTCCACGCGTGCAACCCTTCCCCGTCGGCACCTTTCGGCGGCTGATCCTCCTGCCCGTGCTCCTCGGTCTCCTGCGGTCGTTCCTCCTCACCCCGCTCACTCTGCTCGGGCGCCGCGCGAGACTCCTTCCGCACCTCGACGTCGCGGTAGGTCATCGCCGGCTTCGACGGCCGCGCACGCTGCAGCCCTCTCCGCGCCTTGTTCTCGTTCTTCGGTGCCTTGTCCGCCTCGTGGTGCCGGGCGTCCAGCTCCTCGTTGCTGGGGATCGAAGGCACCCCCATCGGGAACACCCGGTACACAGCGGCCCGGCCGATCCGTCCGACGGTGACGCGCTCGACCAAGCCCATGGCGACGAGTTCGGTCACGATCGTCGTGCACCGGGACTTGGACACACCGACCCACGCCCGCAGACGGCGCATCCCCGGCCGGGCAAGGCGCGTCTCGTCGTCGGCCGAGTCGCAGATCTTCATCAGCGCCAGCTTCTGGCCCTGGTTGACCACGTCGGGCGGCAGGTACGCCGCCACGATCATGAGGTGGATGGACAAAGAGGACTCCCCCTCCAGATGCGGGCGCCGCCCGCCCGGCGCGCGGGCGGGCGGCGCAGGCGGACGATCAGCTCCGGACGGGCTTCACGTTGATGCTCACGGCCGTGGTCCGGCCGGTCTTGCGCTCGGGAATCGGGAGGCCGGCGTCCTTGAGCACGGAGACCATCCGCTTCTCGTCGGGCACCATCGGCACCTCCAGCCCCTCCGTCTCGTAGAGGTCGACCATCGCCTCGACGTCGGGCTCGGTGGTCGGGTTGCCGCCGGACCACAGCAGCTCGTTGCTGCCGTAGATCCCCTCCGGGGCGCCGTCGAGCTTGGCGCGGGCGAACTTCTTCGCCTTCTTCCCCGCCGACTCCAGCTCGTGGCCCTTCACGTATTCCGCCAGGGCCTGCTCCCGGTCGGCGTCCGTGCGGACGAGGGCGGACTGCGCCGTCCGGCCGGGAGCCGGGACGCCCCAGCACGCGGTCATGAACGCGCAGTTGTCGCAGATCGCGTCCAGGCCGGGCCCGTCGAAGTCGCGGCGCGCCTGCTCCGGGCTGGGCAGGTCGCGGACGTTCTCCACCCACCAGCGGGCGAACGTCGCGCTCACCGGGTCGAAGGCGATCTCGTGTATGTGCTCGTCGCCGTTGTCCCGGTTGATGAAGCGGAAGCGGATGGCGACGACGTTCAGCGGGCCGAGGCGGGCCAGGTACCGCTGTCCGGGGACATCCTCGAACCCGACGCTGGCGAGCACGCCGGCGTACAGGTACGCCTGACGCAGCTCGGCCTCCGTCGGGCCGTACCGCAGGACCTTGTCCCAGAGGTACGTGGACTTCGTCTTGACGTCCTCCACGATCACCCCCTCGCCGGGCGCCGGGACCTTGGGGCGCATCCGGCGGGGCAGGCGCGCGGCCGTGGCCTCATCGAGCTGGACGGCGTCGACGTGACCGAGGATCGTCGCGTCGCGGACGCTGCGCTCGACCAGCCAGCCGTACTCGGTGCGGGCGGACTCCAGCAGTCCTTCGTGGAGGTAGATGCCGAGCAGGGCGGCACGCTTCTCGTGGTGGTCGGTGGGCTCGGCGCCGGCGAGGATGTACGCCGCGCGCCGCTGGCACACAGTGTCGGACGCGCCGAGTTCTCTCTGCTGCGACCGGTCGCTTCGGTCACTGACCTCGTGGGCGGCCGTCCAGATCGACGGCGGTTCGAGGGGAAGAGCGGACATGGTTCAGGTCTCCAAGAGGTGGGGAGGCCGCGGGGCGGGGCCTCGCGTGGGTCATCCCGCCCCGCGGCCGGTCATCAGCGGCGTGTCGCCGTGGTCGTACGGCTGGCGCGGGAACGCCGACGCGGAGTGGCGGCCGGCTCCGGCTCCTGCGACTCGGGCCGGCCCGGGGCGTCGCCGGTCTCGGCCTCGCGGGCGGCGGCCTCGCGCAGCTTGTCGCCGTCGGTGGCCGTGCGGGGCTCTCCCATCTCCGTGGGCGGGTTCTTGAGCCGCTCGACCTTCGCCTCGATCTCCGCGCGGATCGACAGGACCTCCCGGCGCTCCAACCCCTCCTCGGGGGCGGCGGCCTTCCGCCACAGGGCGCCCAGCTCGGCGATGTCCTCGGGGTCCTCGAAGTCCTCGAAGTCGTGGTCGTCCAGCCAGGCACTCACCCGGTCGCCAGCCAGGGCGGGCATCTGCCGGGGCTGGGAGCTGACCGAGCAGCCCATGAGGTTGAAGACGAGGTGCTCGATGGTGAAGTCCGACAGTCGCATCGGGCGGCGCTTCTCGACGCGCAGCCGCAGCGAGCGGGCCTTGATGACCTGCGGGTCCTGGTCGCGCTTGAGGCGGACCCATACCGAGGAGTCGAACGGCAGGTCCTTGTGACCCTGGACCTTCCACTCCTTGAGGTTGCCGACCGGGTTGCCGTTGTCATCGACGACGGAGACCTGCTTGCCGCGCGCGAGGCACACGACGATCCCGGAGAACGTCTGCAGCAGGTGGATGACGCGCTGCCAGCGGTCGACGGCGTCGTTCCAGAGGTTCATCGTGATGTCGACTGCGGCGTCCGGGTCCTGTTCGAGGACGGCCCGGTTCTTCTTCGTGCGGCGGGCGCGCTCCTGGGTCCAGTTCGTCAGCATCCGCCACAGGGCGGAGGCGGAGTCGATGACCAGAACGACGGGCGGCTCTTCGGCGAGGGCCGCGCGGCGGGCCTCGGCGTGAACGGCTTCGATCTGCTCCAGGATGTCGCGGAACGTGCCGTCGTGGTCGATGATCTCGTACCGGGCCCCGCCGATCGCGGCGTACTCGTCGGCGGACCCTTCGGCGAGGTCGACCCAGTAGGTCTGGCCGATGAGGGTGGAGGCGGAGAACTCGGCGGCGCTGTAGGACTTGCCGCTCCCCTCCTCTCCCTCGATGAGGATGAGCGGCCAGGGCACGATCCCGGTCGGCTTCCTCGTCTTGAGCTTCGGTGGCATGACTGCGTGTGCTCCCAAGGTCGGTTCAGTCCGTGCGCAGAGCGCGGGTGCTGAACAGGCGAGTCCACTCGGGATGTCGCTCCAGGAGGAGGCGGACGTATCGCGAGCGGAAGTTGTTGTTCAGGCGGAACTCGTCGCCTCGGGTGGCTTCGCCGTAGCGCCAGCGCAGGAGCTCGAAGAGCATCGCGATGCCGACGCGGGGCCAGTGCTGGCCCACGCAGCGAGCGGTCATGGCTTCCAACTCGTCCAGAACCCAGGGGTTCAGCTCATGGAATGCCTCGAATCGCTCCTGGATCGTGGCGCCAGCCAGCGGCTCCGGCAGGCGGATCTCCTTGATCTCCAGCCCAGGAAGTTCCTGTTGATGAGCCCGCACGGCGCCCCCGTCAAGTAGTGCCACATTGGAGTGTTGCGGCCTATCTTTACGGATGCTAGCGGGTTGATCAACGCCCTTCTTCCCTGAGAATGCCGACCGCCCCGCAGCTCAAGGGCTACGGGGCGATCCCGAGACTCCCTCGCGCGCCCGATATCCGGGAGGACGAGATAATTAGATTTTATATGCAATTAGCCGGATTGGGAAGGGGCTTCACCCCGCCCGCCCCTTCGTCGCGGCCGGGCCACGCTTCTTGATCACCGCCCCCGGGCCGTCGTACGACCCGTCCCTCAACGCCGCCTCGACGCTCGGGTCCACCTCCCACGCGAGCGTCCGCGCCTGCGCCTGCAGCGCGGGCGCCGCCCGCAGCAGCGTGTCCAGGAGCCACAGCGGCGACCCCGACAGCATCCAGTCCGGCTCGGCCGGCTTGCCCGGCCGAGCCTGCTGCGTCAGGACCTCCGCGTGGGCCAGGCCGAACAGCATCGCGCCCTCCTGCTGACCCACGAGCGGCGGGAACTGGGCCACGTCCTCCACCCACCGGGCCGGCATCTGCTCCGCCACCAGGCGCTCCAGCACCTCTTCGCTCACCTCCCGCCGGCGAGGCGTCGACTCCCCGAAGCTCCGCGCGAACGCGAGCGGCCAGTACGGCGACCCCGACACGATCCGGGCCTGCTCGTAGGTGAGCGTCCCGCGCCCGATCCACTGGGACACCTGCGGCCCCCGCACCCCGTACAGGGCCGCGAACTCCTGCGACCCCACCAACAGCGGCTTCTCCACCGTCACCACGCCCCGCTCTCCACCGGCACACCCTATGCCTATAGATACTAACCAGGCGTGGGGTGATCCTCTACGCCGTACCGGTGCTACTCTGGCGGCCTCCAAGAGGTCGAGGCCCCCACCGCAAGGTGGGGGCCTCTTCCCTCTCCGGGGCTACGCCGCCGGGTACTCCGGCGGGCGCGCCCAGCCCAGCAGCCAGCCGAAGCGCCGCGACAGCCTCAGCTCCGCGAACCGGAACAGCGCGTAGTAGCCGACGACGAACCCGGCGGTCACCAGCGTCTCGATCGCGTCCGACTCGATCTCGACGCCCAGGCGCAGAGCCTGGGTGATCAGCCACCCGGCGACGAGCGGCGCGACCGTCCGCGCCACGGACAGCAGGTAGGCGTACAGCATCAGCTCTTCTCCCTGGACTCGCGGGCGACAGCGGCGTTCGCCCAGAACATGGCCTGCTCGCACAGCGTCAGCGCGAGCGCCTTCTCCCGGCCCTTAGGCAGCCGTCCGTCGAAGAGGAGGGCGAGGTCGCGGCACGCCGCCCTCACCTCTTCGTGCGCGGCGACCCGCTCCGGGGTGTCGGCCGGGTGGTACCCGAACCGCCTCTCGATCTCCTCCGGTGTCAGCGCCACCGGATCACCTCTTCCCGTACGCGAGGGTGAACAGGTACGCCCACCCCTTCGGGCCGATCGCCGGGTCCCTGGTCACGCCCTCGGCCTTGAACTGGCGGTGCGCGTCGTGGAACTTCGCGACACCGGCCTGAGTGCGCGGCCCGTACGCGTCCGCGAGCTCCCCGTCCGTGATGGTGAGGAAGCCGGCCGCCCGCAGCGCCTTCTGCAGCGGCTTCGCCGAGGGCCGGTCCTTGCCCGGCGCCAGGCCGGCGGGGAACGGCGGCGGCGCGTACGGGGTCGGCTTCGGGCCGGGCGCGGGATGGGAAGGGGCGGGCCCGTCGTGCTCGTCCTTGAGGATGCGGGCGACCCGGGCCCGGAAGCTGTCCATCGAGAACCCTCTCGGGTCCGGCTTCCCCGGCTGCCATTCGAGGTGGCCGATCACCGACCTCTCGCTCCACCCGTGCGCGGCGCACAGGGCCGCCGCCCACCGCGCGGCGGCGTCGATCTGCTCCTCGGGCCACGGGTCGCGGCCGTCACCGCGGTTGATCAGCTCAGCGCCGTAGAAGTGGGTGTTGCCGTCGGCGTCGGCCTCGTCGTCCGTCGGCAGCGCCTTCTCGCCGATCACGGCCTGGAGCACGTCCCGGTCGCCGCGCCCGGCATGGTTCGTACGGCCCCAGCCGACAAGGTGGACGGTACCCGCCTTGTCGATCACCGAGTGGCACAGCGGGCCCGGCAGGGTGGAGTGCCCGGCGTAGCACAGGCTGACCATCCCCGCCTCGGTGCTGTACTCGCCGGTGTGGTGGATGACCACCCCGTGCACCGGCCCCCACGGGCCGATGTGGTTGCGGTTGTGGGTCCGCCAACTGCGGACCTCCTTGATCGCCAGTCCGGCGGCCCTGACGGTGGCCAGCGCACGGTCGGCGTTGAGCGGTACTGCCATGAGCGCGTCCTGCTTCTCCCCCGCGCCTGGCTCTGGGTGGTGCGTGTACGGCTATCCCACGAACTTCGCGAGCAGCCAGGAGGTGACGAGTCCGACGATGATCGGCGCGACGATCGCGGAGATCGCCAGTCGGCGGTTGGTGCGGGCCTCGGTCGCCTCCCGCTCCTGGGCCCGCTTCACCTCGGCCAGGTCGTCCTCGATCGCCTGGAGTCGCACGTTGGCCGTCCGCTGATCGGCGGCGTACTCGTTCTGCGTGACCATCTCGGCCAGCCGGGCGGCGAACGACGCGAAATCGGCGCGCAGGTCGTCACGCATCTGCTGCATGGCACGCAGCAGCTCCCACGGGGTGGGGTCCTGATTGGGCGCGGTCAACTCCCGCTCCTCTTCCAGCCGGCCCCACGCCGGTGCTCAGTCTACGGTCACCGCGCCTTCCCGCCACTCCACAACGCCCGCGATGAGGTTCCACGCGCGGCGGACAGCGTCGAGGAGCTGTCCGTCGGTGACCGCGGCCTGGGCGCTGCCGGGCTGGCCCTCGACGTGGCCGGCGGCCGCGGCAGCGGAGATGGCCGGGTCGGTGGCGATGAGCGGGGCATAGCCGGGCCCGAGGAGGTCCGACGGGGTGAGGGCGCCGCGAGCGAGAGCCGAGCGCAGGGGGTAGCCGTCGGTGTCGGGGCGTTCGGCCAGCACCTCGCGGGCGATCCGCACGAAGGCGGCCCGGACGCGGGCGCAGAAGTCGGCGTTGCACATGAGCCGCGTGTGCTCGTCGAGCAGAGACGAGATGAGCATGTTCGTTTCCCTTCGGGCTACTTGACGTAGGTCACCTTGAGCTGAGGGGCGTACGCCTCGCCGACGCCTCGGGCCCTCCCGTAGAAGGCGGACGAGGAGTTGTTCGGGTCGAGCGCGATCCCGCGCCAGAGGGTCGAGTCGAAAATTGCAGTGATATCAACCCACTTGCCTTGATTCCGAGACCAGGAGACCGACATCGCTTCGGAGTCGCAGGAGAACGACGCCGGACGCGACGCGTGCTTGTGCGCTTTGAGGACCGCCGTCCCGCCGGTGTTCGAGTACCAGTGCTCGTAGTACAAGAAGAGCTCCGCCCGCTGAATGGAGGCGCCGGACAGGTCGGTGGCCAGGCTCGCGGGGAAGCCGATCAAGGCGGATTGCATCCCGTTCGTGGAGCTGTAATACCCCTGCAAACACTGGTTGTTGTAGTACGCGTTGTACTGCGAACGGTTGGCGTACGAGCCGGACCAGGACGCGTTGTAGATCTTCGTGTAGCTCTTCTTCGCCGGCGTGACAGTGCCGCCACCCGTGTTGTAGACGCCGGTCTCCGGAACGTACGGGCCGATGTCCTCGACGGCGAAGATCCCGAGATACGGGGCGGCGCCGAGGAGCCGGACGGTCTGCCCGGCCGGGCCGCCTTGCGCCCAGAAGCTCACGAGAAGGCGACGGACGCCGCCGCCGAGCGCACCTCCGGACTTGATGGTCTCCAGGTGGACCCGGGTCCACCCGGCGCCAGGCAGGGGCTGGGTGATGGACTGGATCTGCGGGGAACTGATCGTCGGGGTGGCGGCGCCGCCGTCGCGCAGGACGACCGCGATCTCACCGCCGGCCACATTGGGGTCCGCGTAGGCGTCGAAGGTGATCTTGTACATCCTGCTCGTGTCCGCCTCGAAGGCGAGCTCGATGTAGCCGTACTCGCTCGACCCGGCGGTCACGGCGGTGGCCATGTAGTCGACGGCGACCAGGCCCCGGGGAAGGCGCGCGAGGATTCTCTCCAGGGGGTCGCCGCCGACGGACAGCTCGCCGGCGACGGAGAGGTCGGAGAACGCCCCGTTGCCCTGCTGGTCGATCGTGGCCACCGGCCGCCCGTCCGTGGAGAGCGTCAAGTAGTTGGGACGGCCGGTCACCAGCGAGACGGACTCCTCGCCCTGGGCGTCGTACAGGCGTAGCCCGTCGGGGGCGATCTCCGCGCGCGTGCCTCCGGTGGCCGACGACATCACGGGGCGCAGCTCGACGTTGTCGAAGTAGACCGTTCCGGAGCCGGTGGGGCTCTGCAGGCCGGGGACGCAGTAGGCGGCGCCCGCGGGCGCGGCGTGGATGAACGTCCCCCGGCGCCAGACGCCGTCCGCCGGGGGGCCCGCGTTCGAGATGACGCTGTAGCTGAGGTGGGCGCCGTTGGTGTCGAGCCACTGCAGGGACATGAGCAGACCGTTCCTGCCGACGAAGTCAGTGCCGCCCTTGAAGTCGAACGCGGCCCAGTAGCGTTCGCCAGCGGTGACCGGGAAGCGGCTGTAGAGCAGGGTGCGCGGGGCGGAGGAGATGAGGGTGAACCTCAGCGCCTTGCCCGAGGAGTTGCCGCCCGTGACGACCGCGACGCCGGGCAAGCCGACGATCCTGCTGGCGATGTACCCGGTCTCGAAGGAGGGATCGGGGATCAGGTTGCCGGTAACGCCGACGGCAAGGTGGTCAACGGTAACGGCCCCGAGTTTGATGTGGGTGGCGTTGACGGCGCGCTCAGCAATCTTGGGCTCCGTGATGCTGCCGTCGAGCACATCTTCGGCCACCACCGGCTCTGGGCCGACCGGCCCTGTGGACGCGGACGGCTCCGATGCGGCCCCCGAGGTGTTGCGGGCCACGAGGCGAACGTGGACCGGCTGCTCCGTCGGTACGGTGACGAGACCGCCCTGCGGGGACTCCAGCGTGGCGGCGAGGGTGTGCGGTCCGGGCGTGAACTCGGGCGCGGTGCCGGTGTGGACCTCGACGCGCGCGAAGTCCAGGGGGGTGACGGCCCCTTCGGCGAAGGTGCCGTCCCAGACCGCCGCGATGCCGCCGAGCACCGACGTCACGGCGGGTGCGGCGGGCTCGGGCGGCGGCGGGCCGTTGACCACGTTGATGCCCGCGGTGCCGTCCGGCTGCGTGCCGACGACCGCGCGCAGCGAGCCGTCCTCGTCGTACACCTCCACCGCGCCGTTCTCGATCGAGGAGTACGCCAAGGAGGACGTGCGGGTGCTGCGGCTCAACCGCCTCTCCAGGTCGGCGACCCGCGCGACCAGCCGGGTTATGTCGCTGCTCACGAGCTGCCTCCCATGTAGGTGAAGCGGTCGGCGCGCTGGAGCTGCAGGACGGCCTGCTCCGGCTCTTCGCCGGCGCCGGGCCGAAGCTGCCAGCCGACGATCCGGCACCAGGCGTCGAAGGTGGTCCACTCGTCGTAGACCCGTACGGGCACGTCGTCGCCGATCTGCCAGGACCCGATCGGCGCCGCCGGGTGGTCGCGGACGACGACCTCGGTGACCTCGCCGGTGATCTGCCGGGAGACCCGCTCGGTGCGGGCCCGGGCCGCGAGCCGGTCGTTCCCCTGCTCGTTCGGCACCTCCAGCAGGTGCTCCAGGCGGAGCCGGTTGTCGCGCGCGGCGTCGGTGGCGCGGCGTCGGCTGCGCCCCTCGCCCGCGCCGAGGGCGACGACGACCTGCGCGGCCTGGTCGGCGTCGTACTCGACCGGCACGGCGCGGACGATGTTCACGCCCGTCGTGAAGGAGATGTCCGTACGCCTCCGGCCCAGGCGGGGCCACCCCAGGCGCATGCGCAGGGCGGGCTTGCCGTCGCCGGTCCAGGAGACGTCCTCAGTCCATTCGGGTCCGCCCTCGACGGCGGTCATGTCCTCGATGACGCCGCCAAGGGTGGGGGCGTCCCACCAGTCGACGTGGTACGGCTCGGCGGGGGTGCCCACCGTCACCTTCGACGTGGTGGCGTCGACGGCCACGCGCAGGTTGCCGTCCGGCTGCCCCTGGCAGTAGGCCCACACGTCTCGGATGACCTTGCAGGGGTCGGCGTAGACGTAGGGCCCGCGCCCCCCGAGGTTGCCGTGGAGGTCGTGGCGCCGATGCGGGTAGGAGCCGACACCGGCCGCCTCGATGCGCATCTGCTGGCCCTCGGGGATGCTTCTCCACACGATCCCGCCCCACAGGAGCCGGCCGTCGCGCTCGGCGTAGATGAGGGAAGCGCCGGGGTCGAACTGCGACCGGTCGAGGTGGGCGAGACGGGGCTCGACCACGGCGGTCAGGGCCCCGGTCCCGGACAGGGCAGGCCCGAACTCGACCTGGCTCAAGGGCAGGTCAGTGGCGAGGAACGCGCCTGTCAGGGCGTTCTGCGTGAGGTATCGGTACGACGGCATCAGACGACGCCCTCGCTGAAATCGACGTCGCAGATCGCCGTCGTGACGACATCGGCCTGCAGGACGCCGGCTTGATCCGAGTCGAGAGCGATCATCGCGTTGAGCGGCTGGACGGTGCCCCGCATGGCGGCGGGGATGCTCCGCGTGTCGGCGGAGATGAGGTGGATGCGCTCGGAGCCGTCGGTCGTGCCGGTCTCGGCGGTGACGGACTGGCCCTGGACCACGCCGAGCCTCCAGGCGGAGTGCGCCCAGATCCCGCCCTTGAGTACCTGGACGCCGGCAATGTTCAGCACGATGCGTACCGTCGTTGCCCACGGCGGAACGGTGATGTTCCACCTCGCTGCGGGCGGCCACGCCACGAAGGTCCCGATGGGGTTACCGGCCCAGTTCTGGTCCCCCGACGGGGAGGCCGTGTAGAGGCTGCGCTCCTTCCGGGGGTTCGCGATGCTCCGCAGGTCCTTGATCATCGCGCTGGTGATGGTGGCCGTGTTCGAGGGGACGTCGATGCGGGCCAGGGGGATGGCCGTCATCCCGGCGGGTGGAGCGGTCGTGCTTGCGGACACGCCGCTCACGACGTGGAAGTAGCCGATGTCCTGGGTCAGCGGGTCCCGGGTGCCCTCGTACTCGGGGTCCTCGACCCGGAGCGTCACGAGGTCAGAACGCGCCGAGGCGCCCGTCGGGGCGATGGGGACGACCGCGTCGCCGACGTTGTACTGGGTGTAGCTGCCCTGGGCCCAGCTCGCTCCTCGTACGACGGCCGAGCCGTCGCCGACCCGGACGCCGGCGCCGGGCGTGGTCAGCGGGCTGACGCGCAGGTCGTTGCCTTCGGTCACTCCGGAGCTTCCGCGAGCGAGGTCGCGGATCATCATGCGCATGGCCCGAGCGGGGTGGACTCCGCCGTGGACCATCATCGGGGGCTGGATCAGTGCCATCGGGGATTCCTCACAGGGCGGTGTACGCGTCGCGCCACGTGATGGCGAGACGGGTCGTGTTGGTGTAGTCGGTCGCCGTCCAGCGCAGTTCGGACCGCCCGGGTGGGATCTGGAACTGGTCGAGACGGCTGGACGTGCTGAGGGCGGTCTGCGCGCTGCCGAACCCGTTCTTGACGACCCACCGCGCTCCGAGGCGGGTGTCGATCTCGACGTACTCGCCGGGGCCGAGCGTCAGCGCGAGCTGGAGCGCCTTTCCCGTCTCGGCGATCCACACCCTGGGGTTCGCGACGGGGCCGCTGATCCGCAACTTCGGGAACGCCGGCAGGTCCCCGCGGTTGGTCATCCAGCCGGGCCTGGTGGCGGGGTTGGACACGCCGGTGGTGATCGGCGCGATGACGGGGGCCTTGAAGCCGAAGGCGTCCTGGGAGATGTCGAGCGGCAGGACGAGCGACTGCTCCACGTCGTCGTGGACGGTCGAGTCCAGGGCGTCGAAACCCAGGTCGAGGGGCACCCACCCGTGGATGAGCTGCGCCGTCGTGATCGCCTCGGCCCGCCGGACACGCCCGTAGAACCGGCGGGCCGGACGGCCAGGCCACTTCACCCTCAGGGAGGTGAGCGCGCCCGCCTTCTTCCGGACGGCCGCCGTGGCCGCCATCCGGTGGAGAGCGGCGAGGGCGTCGGCCGCCGCCGCCGGGTCGCCCGGCGTACGGATCGCGGCCTCGATGCGGACCGCCCTCATGCCGTAGTAGTCGACGCCGGGGAAGACGCCGTCCCCCGCGGGGCTGTCGACGTCCTGGCTTCGCAGGTCGGGCGTGCCGAAGCCGGGCACGTCGGCGATCACGTACGGGGTGCCCGGTCCCATGAGGAGGCCCCCGACTTCGATCTGGAAGTCCTTGTTGAGCTCAGCCACTAGATCCGGCCTCCTCGCTGTGCGTTGCGCAGCCGGCGCATGATCTCCGAGCCGACCTCCGCCGCCACGTTCGTGTCGGGGCGGCCGGACACAGTCACCGGCATGGATCCGATCAGCGCCGCCGGCTGCTCGCGCACGACGACGACCTTCACCTGTCCCTCGGGATGGGCGGCGACGAGCCGGGGAGGCTCGGCGGTGGCGGAGGTGAGCCGGTAGCCGAACCGCTGCGCCACGTCGTGGAGGACGGCCGTCGCCGAGCTGCGCTGGCCGGTGCCCAAGGGGATGAACGCCTCGCCCTCCGTCTGGGGCTCCGCGAACCGCACGATCCCGTTGCTGGTGGCGTAGAGGCCGGGGGTGAGGATGCCGCCCTGGAGGTAGGACAGGCCCTTGTTCGCGCGGGACAGGTCGGAGAAGAACTTCGCGCCCTTGGACCCGAGGGCCGTCTTGATCCGGTCGTAGGCCAGGTTCGCCAGCTCGATGATGACGTCCTCGTCCAGGCCGGTGGTCGCCGCGACCTCGTGCAGGCCGACCTTCGAGGACTTCACCGCGGCGATGATCGCCACGAGGTCCGTCAGGTCCTCGTCGCGGACCAGGCCGCCGGCGGACTTCGCCGCGTCGTTCGCGGCCTTCGCCTTCTTCTTGTCCTTCACCGCCTGCCCGGCCAGGAGTTCGGCGTCGGCGTCGCCCTGCTCGGCGAGGAGCTTCGCCAGGTCGCCGTACCCGCTGGCGGCCAACGTCGCGAGGTTCTTCTCGAACGTCTTCTGGTCGGCGACCGCGGCCTTCAACTGCCCGGTGAAGTCGCCCAAGGTGGCCTTGGACGCGTCCGCCAGTGCCCGCAGGTCCGCGGCCATGTCGTTGAGGTACTTCGAGCTGCCGGTGGCCATCTTGCGGGTCAGCTCGATGCCGTCCTCGCCCATCGCTTCGAGGGCGTCGGCGACGTCCTGGCCGGCGCGACGGGCCACCGTCTGGAGGTCGGTGCGCCAGCGGCGGGCGACCGACACGGCGCGGTCGAGGTTCTTCGCGAAGAGCTTGAGGTCGAACTTGCCCTTCTTGGTCTTCGAGTCCCCGGCGATCCCGGACAGGTCGAAGAGCTGGGGGGACTGGGTGACCTCGTAGTCGAAGCCGCTCAGACCGCCGTTGGCGAACCACTCGATGCTGGAGGGGTCGCCGCCGAGGCGCCGTACGGTCTCCTCCACGATCACTCGGGACCTCGGCCGCTTGGAGCGGTGGAGGGGCACGTAAGCCTCGCCCCCCGTGGAGTCCTCCGCCCATACCCGCCACGCGCCCGCGGGCGCGATCTGCGCGACGTGCTGTTCGCGGACGCCGCCCTGGGCGTAGAAGTCCAGGACGCTGCCCCGGGCCTGGGGTGCCTGGATCTTGTCGGGCACCCCGTTCGCGTCCTGGTCCCACGGCGACGACTGCCGCTGGAGGATGATCGGCACGACGATCGGCGGTGGTTTCTGCGCGTTGACGCTGACCGTGACGGACTTGCTGCCGGGGATGTTCTGCACGGACACGCCGATCGCGTCGAGCTGCGCCTTGACCGCCGCCATGTCCCCGGACAACAGCGCGGACGTGAGCGCGGCGGCGGCCTCCGAGCCCTTCTGGTGGGACACCTGGGCGATCAGGGCGAGGGCGCCAGACCACTCCTCGCGGGCAGCGGTGCCCGCACCGGCGAACGCGGCCACGATCTGCGCGAGCTCGGCCTCGGGCACCGGGAGGTCCGCTCCCCACACCTGCTGCAGGCTGGTCATCGCCCGTTCGACGTCTCCGGACAGCAGCGCGTCCTCGAACGCGCCGGCCGCGTCGGTGCCCTTCTCCCTCGCGATGGAGGCGAGGATCCCGAGGCCCTTCCGGAACTTGTCGCCGGCCCCCTTGACCGTCTTGTCGACGGCCTTGTCGAGGTCCATCAGCGCCATGTCGCCGAGGACCTTCTTGAAGGCCACCGGATCGTTGCGCTCAGCCGCCGTCGCCCACGCGCGGGCGATCTTCTGCCCGTACTCCTCCGCGATGCGGGCGGTGTTCTCCAGACCGATGCGGTATCCCTCGTTGGACCGCTCCATGTCCTCCAGGACGATGTCGCGCAGCTCGTCGGCGACCTTCCTGTTGCCCTTCTTCAACTGCTCCGCGAGCTCGTCCAGCATCGGAGCGGCGTCGATGCCGAGTCCGGCGAAGTGGTCCGCGAGGTCGGCGTAGCCCTGGACCGCCAACTCGCTCAAATTTCCCTGGAAGTCGCGCTGCGCGACCAGCTGCCCGCGCAGCTCGTTCATGTAGTCCTGGAGCTTGACCTTGGCGGTGTCGGCCTCCTTCCCCGCCTTCCTCAGCGCCTCCGCGACCTTCTGCTGCGCCGAGCGGAACGCCTCGGCCGGATCGACCGCCGACCCGACGACCTGGGCGAGCGCCCGCATCTCGTCGGTGATCTGCGCGGCGCCGGTCTTGTCGACGTTCGCCAGCGACATCAGGTCGAAGATGCCGCCGGTGCTCGCGGCCTGCTGCTTGATGCGGGAAGCGACGATCGCCTGCTGGTTGGCGAGGTCCGCTTCCTTCTTGACCGCGTCGGTCCACACCTGGTGCCGCTCGTCGAGGAGCTTCTTGGCCTCGGACCACTGCAGCAGGTCGTTGACGTTGCCGGACTTCTCCCGTCGCTGGACCGCCTGGGTGTAGGTCAGGGCGTCCTGGTCGAGGCGGGACTTGAGCGCGGCGAGCTTCCCGCCGCCGGCGGTGATCGCGTCGATCGCCTCGGTCGCGCCGATCCCGACCTTCTTCAGGTCCTCCAGCGCCCCGTCCGCGGTGAGCTGGTCGACCAGCTCGCGGAGGCCGAGTCCGGAGCCGCCCTGCTCGCGCTCGGCCTGCAGTGCCCTGATCAGTTCCTCGGTGGCGTCCTTCGCCTTCTGCTTCGACGCCGTGTAGGCCGCGTATCCGGCGATGCCGAGGGTGAGCACCGCGAACAGCCCCGACACGGCGAGGCTCGTGCCGGCGAGGAGGGTCGGCATCCCCGTGCCGGAGGTCGCCGCTGCCGCCTGCGCGATACGGAAGGCGGCGATCTGGGCGGTGACCTTCTGGTAGGCGGCGCGCAGCAGCAGCACGCCGACCGCCGTGGCGGCGATCACCGCGAGGGTGGACTTCATCGGGCCGGGCATGTCCTGGACGGCGCCGACCACCGTGTGGATGACCGTCCCGACCGCTTTCAGCGCCGGGAGCAGGGCCCGCCCCAGGTCGATTCCGAGCGCCCGCGCCTGGTTGGCGGCCAGCTGCCACTGGCCGGCCACCGTGTCCGTCTGGATCGCGTACGCGCGCTGGGTGGCGCCCGCCCTCGCCACCTCGACCGCGATGCCGGCGTAGGTGTCGCGGTAGTTCTGTCCGTCGGCCGCAGCGAGTGCAAGGGCCGCGCGGGTGGCACGGATGTCCTTCCACATGTGCTGCAGGCTCTCGGCGGTGCCGCCAGCCGCCGTGTTCAGCTTGTTGACCACTACGTACAGGCCGTCCTGCCGCAGGGCTGCCGACGCCGACTCGTAGCCGAGGTCGCGGATGACGTTCCGCAGGTCGGAGGTCGGCGCCATCATGCGGGTGAGCAGCATGTTCAGCGCGGTCGCGGTCTCGGCCGCGGGTATACCGGTCAGCGTGACCGCCGCGAACGCGGCCGACAGGTCATCGAACTCGACGCCGGCCGCCGCCGCCATCGGCACCACGTCGCCGAGCTGCTGCGCGAGCTCCTCGAAGGAGACGACGCCGAGGTTGACCGTCTGGAACATGGTGTCCATGACGTCCGTCGCCTGGCTGGCGGGCATCCCGTACGCCTTGAGGACGCCGAGGAGCGCGCGGGCGGCCGTCTCCGACGTGGTCAGGCCGGCGGCGGCTCCCGTGGCGGCGACCTCCAGGATCTCCAGCGCCTCTTGGCCGTCGAAGCCCGTACTGACGACCTGGTACAGGCCCTCCGCGAGCTGCTGCGCGGTCTGTGGCAGCTTCGTGGACAGCTCCACGATCTGGTCGGTGAACTGCCCGATCGTGTCGCCGTTGATCTGCTGGCTGATCGTCATGACATTGGCCATCTCCCTTTCCAGGGCGATCGCTTGTGCCACGCCGACGCCGAGCGCGGCGCCGAGGACGAGAGCGTTCTGCGCCGACCGGGCCGCCGCGTGCTCGCGGGCCTGCGCCAGGGCGGCTTCGGCCTGCATGGTGCGGGCTGCGGCGGCCTGCCGGGCGCGGGCGGTCTGCGCCGCCGCTTCGTCCTGCTGCCGCGCCGCCTGCCGGGCACGCTCCGAGGACTGCGCGGACAAGCCGGCCGCCCGCGCCGCGAGGGACTGAGTCGTCTGCACCCGCTGCACCGCCTGCGCGTGCACCTCTGCGGCCCGGGCCGCGGACTGCTGTGCCGTTGCCGCGGTCCGGGCCGCACGCTCCGCGTCCCGCCCGCTGGCCGTCGCCGCCCGGCCAGCCATCGTCTGTGCGACGGCCTGCGCCCGCGCAGCCCGCTCACCGGCCTGCACCGCCGCGGCCCGCGCCGTCTCCGCTCGCGCGGCCGTCTGCGCGGCGACGGTCTGGGCCCGCCCCGCGCGCTGCTGGAGCTGGGCGGCGCGCTGGGCCGCCGCACTGGCCCGGCCCTGCGCCGTCACCATCTGCGCCGACGCCTCCGCCTGCGCGCGGGCGAGCGCCTGCGAAGCGGCCCTCACCTGGTTCAGGCGGCCGGCCGTCGCGCCGAGCTGCCCGTCGAAGGCCCTTAGCTGTCCCGCCCCCTGCCGCAGGCCGGAGGCGAGGCCCCCGGTGGACGCGAGCAGGTTGACGTACAGGTTGTAGCCGGAGGCCACGTCAGGCTCCCTCTCTGGGCCTCAGCCCGATCTTCACCCCGCGGCCCTCGGCCCCCGAGGGGACCTGCTCCCGTTCCATCTCGATCAGCTCGCACCCCACGCAGCGCACCGGCTCGGGCACGTACGCGAAGCGGTCACCGCCGAGTTCGGGGTCCCACTCCGCCATGCGGGTTCCGCAGCCGTCGCACGTCGCCCGCTGGTACGCCTGCCAGGCCAGGGCCTTGGCCCGGTCCAGAGCGGTCCACCGGCCGCCGGTGTCCGCGCCGAGGTACTGGCTGTGCGGGATGCCGTACGAGGCGCACACCTGCATCTCGGCGCGGAACTGGGCGTCCTCGATCAGCCTTTTCCCAGGTCAGCCCGGGGAGTCTGGTTGACGAGGAGGGCCGCCGTGAACAGCGCCTTGGCGTCGGGGTCCGACCACGCGTCGAGGAGTTCCTGCGCCTCCTCCGCGGTCATGCCATCCGTCGAGGACGCAGAGATCAGCGCGGCCGGGAAGGTGTCCACGTTGTACTCGTGGCCCCGGTCGGCGCCCTGTTCCGTCGGCGGGTGCTCCTGCAGAAGGTCCTCCCACACCGGCCGGGGAAGGGCGCGGAAGGTCAGCGTGATCGTGGCGTCCTCCAGCACCGCGTTCGCCTCGGCGAGCTTCGAGTCGGCAGCCAGGACGTTCGGCTGGCCACTGATCCAGGCCTCGCGCTGCTCGGCCGGGATCTCCTCGGCGTCCGCCCTCCGGTCCGCCTCCGAGCGGGCCTTCGCCAGCGCGAGCGCCGCGTCCGCGACCGCCTTCTTCGCCGCCGGGTCGTCGGCGAACGTCGCGGTTCGCTCAAGGAGCTTCCGCCGCCGCAGGCGCTCCATCTTCGCCGCCCAGTGCGCGTCACGGGCCACCGCGTGCGCCGGCGGTTCGACGGCCACGACGGTCCCCTCCGGCTGCTTGCCGCTCACGCGCCACCACCCGGAGCAGCGAGGGCCGGGATGGCGCTGTCGAGCGCCGGCTTGGAGGTGATGTTGAAGGAGACCCGGAACTTCGCGGGTTCGGCCGCCGTCGTGTAGCTGGCGGACCGGGCGCCGACACGGACGGGGAAGGTGTCCATGGACGGCGACGCAGGGATGTCGCCCTTCCTGAGGATCACCACGTACCCCTCGACGCCCTTGCTGAGGAGGGTCTCGACGCTGGAATCCTCCCTGTCCTCGTAGAAGGTCAGCGCGCTGTTCTCGGCCTTGTCCTCGCCGGGGATGGAACTGGTGTAGTCGGTGCCCATGTCCGGGGTGTCGATCGGGGTGTTCTCCAGCGCCCACCCTTCGACGTCGCTGATGCGGTCGGACAGCTCGGTGCCGGCGGCGATCTCCGCACGGCTCGGGCCGTTCTTCGGGTTGGCGATGGTGGTGAGGAAGAAGAACTTGCTCACGCCACGGCGCATGAACCGCTTCTGAGTGGTCAGCTCGGGCATCTGGGTGACTCGCTCTCCGGGGACTGGCCCAGAGCACGCAGGGGCCGTCCCCATCAGGGGATTCGGCCCGTCACGTCGTGCGAGCGTCCGCGTATACCTCCGCGGTGAGGAGCATCAGGTCGGCGTGGTCACCCAGTGGTGGTGACGTGCACGGCGAACCGCTGGACATAAGAGTACGTGGATCCGGCCACGGTCATACCGTCCTCGCGGTCGAGGTCCCGGCCCATCACCGTGTACCCGGTCGGCAAGGTGATCGGGTACTGCCAGCCGGCACCCTTCGCCGTGCGGCCGAGGAATGCCGCACGCACCCGGTCCGCCCCGGACGACGCCGCCTCGGGGCTGCTGCCGACGGTGGTCACCTGGAAGAGGAGCCGGGCGTCGGCCGCCTGGTCACCGAACGGGGGCCCGCTCACGGACTGCCCCAGCTCGTACAGCACGTGATAGGGGAGCTGGGCACCGGTCGGCAGGGACTGGGACGTCGGCACCGTGCTGTACCCGCAGGACCGACCTGACGCGGCCACGATCGTCTGGATGACCGCTTGGGCCACCTGCCTGCCGGGGACGCTCACTCGTCCTCCTCGTTCCGGAGGCGGGCGGCGACGGCGTGGCCGACCGAGTTCGCTTCGAGTTCCGTCAGCGCGTACCGCAGTAGTCCGATCCGGTCCCAGACCGGCATGTTGGCCGGTGCCGCCACCGTAAACAGGCCCAGGTCACCGTCGCGGTCGATCACTTCGATGCTCAGCGTCATCCGCGACAGGATGCCGAGGCCGAGCGTGGCCAGGACCTCGCCGACGGCGCCTTCGAGGGCTTCGGCGAGCTGGTCTTCCGACACCCCGCTCACGTCTGCCCGCCTCCCTCCGCGACCTGCCGCATCCCCTCCAGGAACAGCGGTCGGATCGCCTCGACGGCCGGGCCGACGTGGGGGTACGGCCGCTGGGCGTACGTGCGGCCCAGCGCGTCGGTGCCGACGAAGCCGTACTCCAAGCGGCGGCCCTGGGGCTTGTTCGTGCCCACCGTGCCGATCACGTCCGTACCCGACGCGTACACGGCGTGCGACCACGACCTCCGGTAGTCGCCCGTCGGGGCGTTCGGCCCCGGTCGCCCTGAGGCATTGGCCTTGACCCGGGTCTCCAGCAGCATCGCGAAGTGCCGCACCAGGGCGACGGAGTGCGGAAGGACCAGGGCAGCGCGCCGGTCCAGCGCCGCCGCGATCTGCGCGCCGTTGGTGTAGAGCCCGGCGTCCGGGTGGGCGTTCGTGTGCGGGTTCAGGATCCCGGCCATCTCAGCTCGGCTCCCATCCGGCCCACTGCCCGCGGGCCCACTCCCCCAGCAGTTGCAGCATCGCCCGTGTCAGCTCGTTCGGCCTGCCGTCCTGCAGGTCGTGCCGGGCGAGCGCCGTCTGTTCGAGCTGGGCGGCGTCGATCGCCTGGAGGAATTCCGCCGCCGCCGGCCCCGGGTCCGGCGGGACGCCGACGACGACCCGGGCCAGGCCCTCCAGGGCCGTGGTGCGGTGGGCGGCCAGCTCCAGCACGACGGTCGGCTCCCGCCCGGCTTCCTGCTGCACGTGGTAGGAGTGCAGCAGGCGGGACACGTCCTGGCCGTCGATCTCCACGGTCGGCCGCGCCGCGTCCGCGACGATCCGCACGTGGTGCAGCCCTTCGTTCTGCTCGCTCACACGCCCACCGCCAGTGCGCCGGTCTGCTCGTCCAGGCGCGTCACCCGCACGACTTCCACCGTGGACGCCTGGGTGCGGGCCTCCACGAACCAGGTCCGCCCGGCGAACCCCTCGTCTCCTCCGACCACTTCGACCTGGTCCCCCGGGTCGGCGACCGGCGCGGAGAGCGGCGTCATCAGCTGATACCAGGCGGACGCCTCCCCCAGCCAGTCCGCTCCCAGAAGCTGCCGCACCGCGATCTGGCCGTGCGTCGACAGCAGCGCGCCCGCGCCCTCGTAGATCGTCGCCCAGACCGGCGCCCCGTCCTCGGGGGCGGTCTCGCCGGTCGGCCGGCGCACCCGCACCGTGTCCGTCATCAGGTTCTCCAGGTCCGTCCGGACCTGCTCCAGGTCGACCATCAACTCCCGCCGTTCGCAGTCGTGTCGTACGTCAGCCAGGTCAGGCGGAGCACCGGGGCACTGGACCGCTCGACCGACTCGACCTTCCACTTGCGGCCCGTCGCGTCCGGGTCCGCCGACGCCGTCAGCGTCACGGTGTGCTCCGGCGTCGCCACCGGCGCCGAGAGCGGGGTGAACATGCGGTACCGGCCCGCCTTGGAGACGGGAGTTCCCTGTCCGTCCTGCACGGTCACCGTCACGTCCGCCGCGCGGTCCGGGAGGACCGCCCCCGCCCCTTCCCACAGCACTACGTCCGGGGTCGACTCCCACGTGTCGGGGTTGAAGACGCCCGGGATGTAGATCCGTACCGTGTCGGTGCAGACGCGCTTCTCGGCTACCGCGCGAGCACGCGCGAGGGGATCGGCCGGCGTCGTCATGGCCTCAGTATGCGCAGGTCAGACGGCCTTCCGCACCGGTCAGATCATGGCTCTGCGCAACGGGAATCCTGGCCTTTCCCGGCCATGATCGATACTTCCTCAGCCTTCCCTGAACGGCATGGAAAAACTTCACGGTCGCACTCGGTGCGCGAGCGAAGCCGCGCCGCCGCGCACTCCTGCGGCCGGGGTTACCGTGCTCCTACCAAGCTGGGCCCCACCCTCGGGGCCCTGAACAGTCTGGGGGGACCTTGAAGAGATGGACTGTCGCCGCGGCGGCAGTGGCCGCGCTGGCGCTGACCGCGTGCTCGAACGCGTCACCGGAGGGGAAGTCCGGGCCCGCCGTGACTCCGCCGGCGATCACGTCGACCCCGCCGCCGGTGATCACGTCGGCTCCGGAAGTCGAGTACACGCCCGTCCCCATCACGGCGTCGATTCAGTGCACCGGCGTCGACACCGAGTTCAGCACCCCCGGCGAGGCGTGGTCCGGCTCGTACTCCCTCTGCGAGGGCACCGTTTCCGGAGACAAGCTCAGCCCGACGGAGCAGAAGGCGCTCACGACCGCGTACGGCAAGAGCGACGACGGCGACACCAGCCCGCTCGGCACCCTGTACGGGATGTGCGCGCAGAACGCGACCGACAGCTTCGGCTACCTCGAGGACGCGGGCTCGCCCGAGCAGATCAGCGAAGTCCGCGGCGCGCTCCTCCTGTGCCCCGACCACCCACAGAAGAGCCGCGTCACCAAGCTGCTGGCCGGTGCCGAGAAGGACAACCGGCTCTCGGAGGAGGGCAGGATCTTCGGGTCCGGTGTCCTCACCGTCGGCGAGGACGTGCAGCCCGGCACCTACGTCACCACCGATGTGACGAACTGCTACTGGGAACGGACAGACCGGAACGGCAACCCGATCGACAACTACTTCTCGACCGGCGCCGCCCGCGTCCAGGTGACGATCCACGCGAGCGACTATTCCTTCAACAGCGAAGGCTGCGGGGAGTGGAGGCCCGCCAAGTGACCGCACTCCTCTGTTGACCGGCCTATCTACACTTGATGATGAACGACGCTGGCCCCCCTCAACGCACCTGAGGGGGGCCAGCGGTTCAATCTGGCTCTTACTCTACGAAAGCGACGAAAGTCGCCCATGCGGAAGCAGGCACAAGGAAGGCCGGTCCGTCATCGAGCTTGGAGTCGGTCACACCGACCTTCTCTCCGAGGTCGGCCACCTCGACGCACGCACCACCGTTGCTGTCGCTGTACGAGGACTTGGTCCAGGCGGTCTTGGGGGCCAGTTGGGAGGCCCGCGGGTTAGTAGCGATGGCTCTTCCATCCTTGCGTGAGTTGGTACAGGAAATCGGCCGTCTTGGCCGGCGCCAATGCGCTCTCACGCATGGCGTCGAACCCGCGAGCTGCCTTGGCAACCGCCCGGCGGGCATCCGTGACGGAGATGGTGTCCGGCAGGTCCGTCTGAACCACAGGGTCCACGTCGTCAGGGAAATCGAGAAGGATGAAATTGGACCTCGCCCGGTACGTGACCACCTCGTGAGGGAGGATCTGAACGGTCACGTTCTCCAGCTCACTGAGTGCGATGATCTCGTCGTACTGGGCCCGCATTATGTCGGGTCCGCCGATCATCCGCGCAACTGCCGCCTCGTCCATGATGACCCGGAGTTCCAGCGGACTGTCCTCGCGCGTGATCAGTTCCTTGCGTTCGAGCCGCATCTTGGTGTTCGTCTCGATGAACTCGCTGGTCGTCTCATCGACGGGCTTGGCGAGCTGGAACAGCGCCCGGGTGTACTCCTGGGTCTGAAGCATCCCGAAGACGACGTCCGGCTGGAAGGCGCGCATGACGTGCGCAGCCTCCTCCAGCCCACGGTACGTGGGCATCTTGGAAGGCATGAACGCCTTGTACGGCGTCCAGGGATCCTTGCTCAGGGACTCGCGGTGCAGTTGGAGCAGCGTCGCACGGTCACCTTTGTCGATCACGTCGTAGAGCGTCATCAGGTCTTCAAGGTCCGACGTCCGGGGCAGGTCGATATCACCCGTCTCCACTCGGACCAGCTTGGTGTGGGAGAACCCGAGCCGGTGCCCCACTTCCTCCTGAGTCAGCCCCTTCGCTTCTCGTAGTCGACGGAGCTCCCTCCCGAGTTCGCGTCGCCGGAATGTCGCTCCTCGTCGCGCTGCCACCCTGTGCCGTCCTCTCCTGCTACGTGTTGGTGCTCATCGAGACCTCTGCTCACCGCCGACGTGCCCTCTGTCCCCGAGTGTCCCACCCCCTGTCCCCCCGTGAACACGCCCCTGTTGGTGCTCTGGCACATGCCATTTTTCATTAACTCTCACATGCGCTTGCACATTAACTCTCACATGCAGGACGGTTGTTGAGCCAGAGGATACGCGGGTCAGGCCGAGCGAACCGGCCTCTCAGAGAGCGATATCCGCAGCTTCAGTACGCCCTCACGGCCCATGGAGATGCTCACCATGCAGTCCATCAAAGGCTCCTCTTCTGTGGCACGAACGAGCGACCCCACCGCCTCGGAACGAGCTGGCCGGAGGTGGCCGTTCACGATGGGGTTGGAGCCCCCCAGCCCTACTCAGCGACGCCTTGAGCGGTTACGCGACTCGCTGAACAGCCACGTCACCGGCGGGGGCTCCGGGACCCGGGTGATCCTGTACGTGAAGACCCTGCCGGGCGAAGACCCGGAGCCGCACTTCAAGCGGCTGCGCGACAAGGCAGCCGGCCGGGAGTGGGTCGTGCGGCGCACGATCCACGACGACTCCGGAGAGGTCGTTCCCACCAAGAGCGCAGCGTGGAACCAGCTGATGAAGGACCTGGCTGGTGGCTTCGCCCGAGGCGTACTGGTTCCGACGTACCGGCACATCAGCGTGGACGAGGCGTACTACGAGGACGCTCTCCACCGCATCCACGAGCACCGCTGCATGACCTCGCTCCTCGTCCCGGAACCGGCGACTTGA